GTCCTAGGGTTGCGAAAGCCATAAAAAATCGAGCTTCTAATCCAGCCTCGGCCACCTCACGCATCATGCCTTTTGACCGTCGCCTTAAGTCGTTATGTGAACTTGGGTGCATTGGGCAGCCTCGACCTAACTCCTTATGTCACTCTGCGGTGTTCCGCTCGCGTCTTCTTACCGTGGCACTTGGCACACAGCGTTTGCAGGTTGCTCGCGTCGTCACTGCCCCCTTGGTCACGCTCTACGATGTGGTCGATGGCATAGTCTTTTGGCCTTATCCCAACATCACAGCCGCAGTTGAGGCACCGATACTCATCTCTTGCGAGCACCAGTTGTTTGGCTGCTTCCCATCCCTTGCCTCCATAGCCACGCTGTGAGGCCGTGCCGCGTTGCTTGTCGTACTGCCGGGTTCTTTCCTTGGTCTGCTTGGCTGTGAGAGACTGGGGCTTGATGGGCACTACGTGCTCGCCTCCACAATCAAAGGACATTTCTCGCCAATCGTCTGACCAGCCGTGGTCGATGCCAACGCCTTCAAGACGTACCGGGTATTAGCCACACCACCCGTCACCACGAACTGAATCACTTGACCCGCTGAGCAGGTTGAGCCATTCACCGTCAAGGCCCCCGTGCTGACCGAGATTGAGCTGACAACAATCAGGGTTGAGCCACCTATCACCGTGACCGTGGGCGTTCCGGTCAGCGTCTCGCCGCTTTCCAGCTTGCCTTGCATGTCGAGGCGTGCGTTGAGCACTTCGTCGGTGCCCTTGTACTGAACCTGCAATGCCTTGATCGTCATGGCGTCCCCTTACTCTTCGGAGGTCCAGTGTGCTCGCTGCTCGCGTGCGGTCCAGTGCGCTAGACGCTGTTCGGCGGTCCAGTGCAGCTTGCTTTCCTTGGTAGTCCAGGCAGCCGTGGCATGTGTCAATCCCGTTTGCCCGCTACTGGCCTGGCTATACCAACCCAAGATGGCTCGGAGGTAATCGACGTTTCCGGCTGACATTTACTAGGTCGCTCCAAACAAGCTGGTTGCCGTTGTGCCGGTCTGCCAAACGCGGCTGAAGTAGCCGTCGATCACATCGCCCACTTGCACGCTGGTAAACGTCACGTCTGAACTATCCACAGCGTTGCGGAGCTTGATGTCGCCCGCTGCGCCGTACACCTTCACTCGCCGAAACACTACGCTCTGGTCTGAGTCGGAAGTCGTGATTGCCGACCACACGATGCCCGGACCAGATACGCTGAGCTTCGGGCTCAATCCGTCGAAGTAACCCATTGCGAACCATCTTTCCCCCCGTGTTCGCTATGGTGTGATTTGCTGACCTGCTCCCCGTGTTAAATCCTGAACCCAAAACCAAATCCGAAGCCGCCTTGCTGGCGTGAACTACCGACCACTGGTGCCGTATTCATCACTGCTGCCCATGAAGCCACTTGCGTAGGCGTCAGCGACGAGTTGAACACTAGAATGGGGCCGAACCGGAAGTCGCCGCCCTTCGTGCTCTCTGAACGTGCCCCAATACCTAAAGCCAGTGTCGAGGCAAACGTGCCGTCTGTGCCCGTGATGTTTCCAGACGAGTCGACCTTGGTGATAGTGGCCGGTGTTCCTGTGGTGTAGATGCTCTTATAGAAATGCACCTTGGAGCCGCGGCCGTTGCCAACCACTCCCAGGAAATACCAGCGGTTCAACGTGATGCCGCCGCTCATCGCTTCGTTGAAGTTAGCCGAGCCCACGCCAATCGTGGCTTGCACCGTGTTGGTTGTTGTGTTCACGAACATCGAGAAGCCGTTATTGGCTCCCGAGTTGTTGATGTTGTCCATCAGGATCGCATAGTCGGAGAATGAATCCGTCACGCGATTGACGCACATCAGCACCGAAAAGACGCCGGTGTTCTGAATGAAGTCGAGGTCGGTGCTGGCCGCACTCCGCTTGAACAGGTCAACCGCCGCATTCGTAGTGTTGCCCTTGCTCAATCGCACATGCCTACCGAATTCCGTATCCGTGTCCCAGAAGCTTCCTCGGTTCTGGCTGTTGGTTACGAACAGCCGGTTTAAGCTGCTGCGGTCTTCGTAGGAACTGATGCACGTTCCGTCGATGGGTGGACCCATTGGGTACGAATTGCCGCCGTACCTGTCCGCGATGCCGTAAGCTCCGACGCCACCCAAGCCAGGGGCGAACAGAGCCATTTTGAGATTGCTAGTCGATGGGATCGTTGTTGATGCTGTAGGAACGTAACCAATCAGCGTTGACAGGCTCGGCTTGGTCGCTGCAACGGCCAGCATGTTGCCCGTGGTGACGGCCTTATGCGTCACCCGCATCATGCGAATACTGGTTCCGGCCGGCGCTGGTGACGTTCCACCCGTCAGCGAACCAACGCGAGCCACCGCACTGCCGGTGACGCCAGCCGTGGCCGACATGCCGTCAGAGGTGCTTGAGTTGAGCACGCCGTCCACATAGACCCGCAGAGTCACGCCACGATTGAGTACCACCGCAATGTTATGGTAGACCGACGAACCCGAGACAGCCGCGCCACTGCTGGCAGTTGCCGTTGTCGTGCCGTCATTCATCGCGGCCGAAACTACGCCAGCATTAATTTGCACCGTACATCCGCGGCCCGAGTTGGCGCGATTGTCAAACAGGGTCCAGGTCGTTGCAGTCGTGTCAAACTTGACAATCCATTCGTATGTGATTGACTTAAGTCCCGCGTCCCACATGCCGCCGTTGTTGCCCGTCTGGGCCGATTGCATTTGCAGGCCAGCGCCAGAACCCGCGAACGTGACGCCTCCCGTCGAGACGCTGCTTGAATCCCAGCTAACTCCAGCGCCACCCTTGCCCGGTGGGCCGTAGCCTTCCCAACAACCGATTTCCGTGCCGCCCGTGTAGGTCGCAGCCCCGATCACGCCATCGTTCAGATAGTAGGTTGCAACGCCGGGGTAGGTGCTCTCATCGGTGAACCAGTCCTTCGACCAGCGTGTGACTCGCACGAACTGGGCGCTATTCAGACCATCGGTGACCGTGGCGTTTTCGTAGTCGTCAACGGCTTCATAGATGCTCAGGAAATTGCCGGTCGACGTTTCTAGAATGCCCGAATAGCCGGCAAAGCCATAGAACAATCGCCGGTTTGTGGCAAAGGATGTTCCGTTGTTCGTGCTGCGGTGAATTACGAGACTTGACCGCGTGCCGCTGTTCGATGGAAACACCGCCCAGATATCGCCAGTCGCGTCAACGTGCAATGAGCCTTGGCAACCGCTGGTGGGTATGTCATTGGTGCCGTCGCTCATCTTGGTACACGTCGGCCAAGTGCCGGTGAGTTGGGCCGTGGTGATGATGGCTTGGCCGCGCACCGTGTCGCCGAATGTGCCGGTCCCGATCATCCGCGTCGACAGGAAGTAATCGCCCGTCGCTAGCCTGGCTATCTGGCACTCATTGGTGCCTTCATTGGCCGCAACGCTTTCCTTGAATCCACCGCCCAGCGAATGCGTGGCCCCGTGGTCGTTCGAGATGACGCAGTGGTCGAAGCTATCAATACCGTTCCCCGCGTCCGTGCTTTGGTCGAGCGAATAACGATGGTTGCAGGGGATGACGAGCTGGCCGGTTGACGGATTCGTGTAGAACTTGCCGGGGCCGAACGCATACCAACCCCAAGCCGCATTTGCCAAATCAAAGGTCGTAGCGTCGATGCCTGCCGGGTGCGTGTTGTCAACCTTCTTAATGCTAGTGGTGATATCGGTGACGGTGCTTTGGTCCGATGCTGACCACGTTGCGCCGTTGTCATCGGAGTAGATTTGCTTGCAGGTGGTGACCCGCGCCGTGGCTGAACCATCTGAGTGCGTGAAGTAGATAATCACCCGGCCATTGGCGTTGACGCCGCACACGCCTAAGTTCATCCACTTGCTGCTAGCGCCGCCGTCGTAGAAGTAATCCGTGCGGTTATAGATCAACGTCGACTGGCCGAAGCTTGCGCCGCCGTTGGTCGATCGCTTCATCCAGATGCCGCGGCAGTTATAGTCCTCACGCAGCGGCCGCCACTCCGTGAACACCAATATGTCGCCGTTGGATGCGACGATCGGCCCGATGCAAATCCGGTTGACTGCCGAGACGTTGATACCGCCAGAAAACAGCGAGTTATCCGGGTCCACGTCACCGCGAGTAAACAGCGGGGCCATCTTCTGCGTGCCGAATCCTGGTGCGATGTCTGGCATCAACTAATTCCTGTAATTGGTGGTGCCGCGGCGTCGGTCGCAATCGTTCGCTGGCCTAGTTCCGTCGTGCCATCGGTTTTGAAAATCGTCAGCTTGTTGGCGTGGGCCGTGGTGTTGCTCTCTTGGGCCTGCTGAACTAGCCCATAGAGCGAGCCCATGCTGATGGTGTTGCCGTAGCTCGATAGCTCAACGTTCGCCATCGTGCGCCTGAGCGTGGTGTCGGCAATCTGGTCGATATGCGCATCGCTGAAAGCCACGCCGGTCGAGATAACTGCCGTGTAGATTGCATCAACGTCGTTCGCCACGGCTGTCAGGTCGGTGCCCTGCGCCGTGTCATTCGTGAACTTGCCAGCCAGGTTAATTGGGGCCGTCTGTTCGGCAGTGATGAAATAGGTGCCAGTTGTCGGCGTCGTGACCCATGCCCGATTAACCGTGGCAACTTTGGTCGTGCCGTTGTAGGCCGTGATGGTTCTGAATTCACTGCCCCACTGCACGCCGCAATTGATATAGGACGAGTCGCTTGACGATGCTCCAGCCGCGTTCAGTGCGATCGTGGTCGAGGTGCTGATGCCGCCCTGAACTGTGTTGGTTTCGATGTAGTTGACGGCTGCGGTATTGGCAGCATATCCAGCGGTTGGTCCGAAGTACGTGCTCGCATAGGTTGCCAGGCGTGCGTAGGAATCGCCTGTCTGTGCTGTGTGGCCAGTGAGCGAGCCCACCGAGCCCGTCAGATTTCCAGTGAAGGTGGTGGTGAATGAAGTCGTGACCGTGGTTGCCGCGTTCGTTCCAGCAATGAAGATGCCGCCCGATGCACCCGGAACCGCACCGTTGATGCGTAGGTCGTTGCTGGCGTTCGTTCCAGTAACCGCACCCGTGAACGTCGTCGTTCCCGAATGCAGTGTGTTGCCGGTAATCGTCAGAGCGCCTAGCGTAGTCGTGCCGCTGTTCGACCCTGAAATCAGCACACCGCCAGAACCACCAGCCGCCACGCCATTGACCCGCAAGTCGTTGCTCGCATTCGTAGCGCTGATGGCACCCGTGAGCGTGGTTGCTCCGGTTACCGTCAATGCTCCTAGCGTGGTCGTGCCAGAATTAGAACCAGAGATTAGCAAGCCACCCGAAGCCGCAGCGGACGCATTCGGCAAGGCCGTCAAGCCAAGTCGCACCGAGTCTTGAGGGTCGAACGCTACCACCTCAAACAAGATGTCAACCGGGTCAGCCGCCGTTCCCGTGGCATGCAAAATCAACGGGCCAAGAGTGCCCGAGTCCGTGGCATTGCCGGCCACCTTGTACCAACCGTTCGCAATCTCCGTGACGGCACCCGACGGCGAAGCAAAAGAGCCGCCCGCTTTCGAGAGCGTGACCGTTGGCGATAGACCCGTCTTGGCCGTTACGTGGTCGGTGGAATCGACCATCAGGAACACAAGCGGGTAGGCGGTTGTGGATTGCTTGATCTGGTAACCCATTTAGACGGTCCTCCCGCGTGAATAGCCGCTTCCGCCCGATGCGCTCATTGAATTCAGCAACAGACCCAGCCCGACTACATCCGTTGTCGAATCTGTCCAACTAATGGTCCCGGCCGTCACGTCAGTCGTGATACTCAACCCAAAGCCACTGGGTCGCACGCCCGCTGCTCGATATGACGCCGTGTTCCATTGCCAAGAGTTGCCGACATTTGCCGATGAAGCGGAGTCGACAACGAGCCGATACGTGCCTGCCGTGAGTGAAATAATCGCCGGCAGAAACGCCCGCACACCTCGCCCACCCTCTGGGATGATCGAGTCCTTGTCGAGCGATACAGTGCTTCCGCTCACCGTTGCATCAGCCGACGTAAAGATCCTGAACCGCAAATCGCCCGCGGGAGTTCCGTTTGTCGAAAAGATCGTTGAGTATCCTGCCACCCCCAGCGTGATGCCGGTTGGGACTACGAATTTCTGGGCCACCGCGTTGGTGGTGTAGACCTTTTGAAATGAATTTGCCCCGATTGGCAGAAACCCAAGCGTCTCCTATGCGTCGTCCTCGAATACAATCGTCGCAATCGGTATGGCGTTTGCTGTCTCGGTGAACGTCGATCCGTCAGTGGTCTGAAGCGTGATCGCAGGATTCGAGTAAGACCCGGTTACATAGGCTCGCAATGAGTGCGTTGTGCCTGTCGATGCCGTCACAACTACAATCGCATATTCCGCTCCAGCGGTTAGTCCCGTGGTTGGAAGCGATGCGAACTGAACATTCTGCCAGCCGGCTACCGGAGTAAATGTCTTGGTGGCGTTCGCGTCGTAGAGCGAGCCGCTCGGCTTGCCGGTGGCGGCGTTGATCGTCTGAATGCTAACCGTCACCGTGCCGGCGCTGGCAATTGAAGCCCATTGGATGTACACGCTTTTAACGTCGCGCGTGTCTGGAGCCATGAACCGAAACGCAACACCGTTATTGATCGTCTGCATCGCAACATTTGTTGGACCGCTAACGTGGACCGAACGCGCATAGTCGTCGAATCCGTATTGCGTCCCAAAGAGTTGACCGACAGCAGGCATATTAGGCTACACTTAGTTTCGGTTGATGTTTCGCAAACCACAAAACGCACTTCTCGCAAATCGGCCGTTCGTTTCTCTTGGCTGGTGCCGGGCTGATTCGCTTGCCGTTTCTCCAGACGGTTTCGATTACGTCTCCGCAGGTTGAGCAGTCGCACGCTCGTAATTCACTTGCCATTTACTGGGCTCGCTTGTCCAAGATGGCGCGGTGAATGTCTTCTGTGCGCTTGTCGATTGTGCCGAGAATCGTGTGCGTCTTTTCGTGCCCGCCTTGGCCGATTTGCACCAAGGCTTTCAGCTCCTCTTGATGATTGCTAACCCCGTCGATGAACTCCGATTGCTTGCCGAGCATTTCCTTGGCGGCTTCGACTAGGCTGTTGATGTGCGGCGTGACAAACTTCCACACTGACCGCGTACCCCAAATGCCAAGCAGAACGAACACCACAAGAATCACTGCCGGCCAACCGTACTTGTCCCCAAAGGTCAGCCATTGCTCGGGGTTCATGGTTGATTCGTTCATCGCATGGGCCTCTCTGCTCTCTGTCTTGAATCCCCGGCCGGCTTGCTGCTTGCTTTTGCAGAGCCGGCTCGGGGCTGTGAGGTGTTACTTTTGTTTCTCTCGTTCAGCGATCATCCAATCGGCGTGTTCGTATGCGTCCTTGACTGCGGCTTCACCCCATGCGCGGGTTAGGATTCCAGCCAACGCTTGACCAGCGAACCAGTCGCGCAGCGACATGCCACCTCCGTAGTAGTTGTCGGTCGGGAACGCATTGCCACCACTTGCCTTGATAACTTGCATCGCTATTTGATTTCCATCCGTGTCGAGTGCTGCAAATGCTGTTTGAAGTTCTCCGCGAATCGGTCCACCACTTTCGGGTCGTCTTCCAGAACCAACGCTTCCGCGTTCCGTTCTTCCGCGCCGCTCGAATCGTTGAAGCTGCCGAACATCACCCGCTTGCCGTCGAAGATGCGCGTTTTGTTGTGGGCGATGGCGTGTTGAGCATCGAGGAACACCGATAGCCCCGCCTTGGCACAGTCATCGGCTTGGCTCACCTCTTGCTTGGTTGACTTGGCGTCTAGTAAGAGCGTGACCTTGACGCCGCGTTGGTGGGCTCGCTGCAAGGCTTCTGAGATTGGCCGCGAGGTAAAGGAGTACATCTGGTAATCAATGCTCTTGCGGGCCTTGTCGCATTGCTCAACGATGGCAGCCGTGCAGCCTCCGTGCGGGCTGAACCACTGGCCGATAATCTCGGCATGCGTCGGCACCACGTTGGTACAGACCATGCCGGCAATCAGGCAGGCGGTCGCGGCTAGTAGTTCAAGCGGCTTGCTCAAATCAAGACCTCCATGCTTCCGACAATCCACTGCCCCACTCCCTGCACGTACAGCCAAAACGTTCCGTCATCGGCAGCAATTGGATCGCGGTACTTGTCGCCTGTTTTGCTCTTTACGGAATCGAAAGCGAGTTCCTTCGATGTGCGAATAGCGACGACTTTCCTGTCTGCGTCATAATCATCTATCTCAAATGTGACGTACCAAACAATCAACGTCTCGCACTCCATTTCAAAACCCGGCTGGGCCGGCAAATCCCTCACTGACCCAGCCGGGCGGTACTCCATGCTTCGCTACTACCGGGAACCGGGTGGCTTGATGATGCTTGTGCCACCGGCCGGAAACGCTGATTCCTGCGCGCCACCATCGCCGTAGAATCCATCCGCGATGGGCCAGCGAGCCGCCCACACGTTGGCGACGTTGGCCGCAATGCCGCTGATTGGCGTGAGGTCGTTTGTGCTGGGCCACCACTGTTCGGGCATCCGCTCCTCCACCATTTCGCTGGAGGTGAACAGCGACTCTGGGTTGTAGGTGCCTTCTGCGAACTTCGTGTTCGGAATTACCAACCCTTCTCCGGCCCCGGCCTTGACGACCTCCTCTTTCGTGTAGCCCAGATACTTCATTGCCATGTCGCCTTGAATGCGGAACAAGGCCTTCTGTACTAGGCTGGCAATGAAGGTCGTGAAGTTGTCGTCGTAGTCGTTGTCCGAATGCTGCTGCACTTCGCCAAGCAGCTTGAGCATCTGGCCGCACCACGTCAGGGCATCTTGCTGGCGAATGCGATTGCCGAAGTACGGCACCGGGTAATAAACAAACGCCTTGGGCGTGTTCATTACGTGCTCAGCGTCACCGGTTCGATCTTCACCCCAATTGATAGCGCCGTCCTTCATCCGCTTGATGCCGAGTTGCAGCATCTTGTTGAGGTCGAACAGCCATTCGCCGTTGAATGGGCGCGAGAACTTCACGTCCGGCCGGTGCATTAGGTTGAATAGCTCAAAGCCAAGGAACTGGTGAATTCGCCAGATGGATTCGTTCGAGGTGGTGGGCTTGCCGCCGTCATTCGGGATGGCATAGCCAGCATCGCCCCACACGCCGTTTCGCCACCAGAGAATCTCCGAGCTGGCGAACTTCGGGCCGGTTGTTTCGTCAAACGCGGCCGGCTGAAACATCGGTACTTTTGGATCGAGCTTGACGGTAGCTTGGTCGGTCGGGTCAGGCATGGCTCAAATCTCCAGATAGTTGGACCTTATAGGTGTCTTCAAAGAACTTCGCCGCGTGGCGAAGTTGAGGATTGGCATCGGTTGCGGCTTGGATAGCGCGCCTAAAGTCCGGCAGCTTGTCGCCAATCGCCGGTTGTCTGTACAGAACGGGTTGTTGAGCCTTGGCTAGCTCGGCAAGTAGTCGCTCGTTTTCAGCCCGCAGAGAATCCGCCAATGCTGTGTTCTGCTTGAGCGGTTCGGCTGGGCGCGCTAGTGGCGTTTCGGTGAATGGCGGGATATTCCAGGTGATGGGAACAGATGGAGCATCCGTCTTTCCGCCAGACTTTCGATTCGCCCACCAGCCCTTGAGTTTCTTGCTGATGAAGTTCACGGCCAGCGCACCACCCACACCAGCAACCACGCCCGCGGGTCCAGAGCCAATGCCAACCGCAATTAGCAGCCCTTCAATCCATGAAGTTGCGGCCTTAGTAGCCACGCCTTCAACCTTGCCTTCGATACGATCGACGATGCCGCCATTGCTCGGGCTTGTGGAATTCGTTTGTGCTGGCGGATTGCCACCCGATTGCGCCACGCCAGCCGGTGGGCCAGCGGGAATCGGTATGGTGATGTCCGGTGCTCCCGGCGTAACTGGAACGAGTGGGCCAGCACTTTCATCCGGTAGCGGCTTGACTGGCGTGGTTCCGACTGGCGGAACGTCGGGCCTGACTTCAATCGTTCCAGGCTTAGTGCCGTTCTGAGGCTGCGGCTGGCGATGTCGGGCGCGGATGCGTTCCAGCAAATCCCTAATCGGAGTGCAAGAGCAAGCCGTGACCATGCGGGCGGGATTCATTGTGCCGTCGTCGTTCTTCTCTGGCGTCGTCGATTGCACGACGCCCACCAGTTCGCCGCGTTCGTTCAGGACTGGTCCGCCTGAATCGCCGTGCCGTGCCGGACCATGAATTGAAAAGAAGCCTCGCACGTTGTTGGCGGTGACGAATTCAGCTAACGCGCCGCGATTTACTAGGTAGCGCCCCTGCTCGCCATAGCCAGACGACAGCAGCATTTCGCCGATTCGCGGGTCGCTTTGCCCGATGGGAATTGGCTGGACATTTGGGGCCGCGATTTCTAGGACTGCCAAGTCGTGCGGTCGGTCTAGCTCGATCATCTTCGCGGCAAGCGTTTCGCCGTTTGGAAAGGCCACGGACAATTCGCCAGCGCCCGCCTCTTGCGTGAATGTGTGCGCCGCAGTGACGACAAGTGCCGTCGCTCCGTTGCGTTCAACAAGCGTGCCGGAACCCATGTAGTAGGCACCAGCCACATGGTTTCGCACACGACAGACGGCAGGCGGAACACGGTCGGTTCGCTGTTGCAGCTTCGGGCCTTGGTTCAATAGCGCAAGCAACTGCTGCTCGCTCGCCATGCCAGTGATTCGGCCGATGAGCGTGTTGCCTTCGATGACGAGAAACGTCGGATAGGCCGTGACTTCGCTTTTGTATGGCTCCCATCCCGTTGGCATGCCGTTGCTGCAATCCACCACGCGAACGTCGTAGCCAGCGTTGGCAATATTCTGGACAATGGGCTTCATCTGCTGGCAAGGTCCGCACCAGCTAGCCGTGAAATCGAACAGCACCGGCGCACCGTCAGCACTGCCGCCAAGGGCGACTAAGATTGCAGCGACAGTTAGCCAGCGATAGAGCATGGTAAATTTAGCGGCAACGTCGGTGAAAAATGCGGAGCCTTGGACGGCAGCGCTGAGCGGGTTTGCATTTGGCCGGTGGCGCAATGGCTGCGGTCGGCTGCGGCTTGGGGGCTTCGGGGGCTGGGGTGGGAACTGTGTCTGTCTCGCGCTTTTGGGCCTTATCGCAACGGCATGTAGCACCTAGAAATACTCGCGGCCAAGGATTCCACTGCCACCCGCTCTCCCATTGGTCGCACGCACACGATTCGCCGCAAAGGCATTGGCCGAGCGGACCCGGCTTGATTTCAACGAGTGGCTTCGGTGCCTTGCATTGACACGATTTGCAATCGCATGGCTTCTCTTTTTCGCAGCACGCCGCGGGCTCCGCAGGCTTCGCCGTTCCATTTGGGCAACACGCAACAGGCGTCCGAACGTGCTCGGGAATCATGCTCAGCGACACCACCCAAGTAAGCAGCATCAAGCCGAAAACGGCGGCAAAGGCAAAGGCCACAGTCCAAGGCATGGCGGTTTCGTTTTTCTTGCTCACGGTATCACCAGCCCTTCCCATAAAACCGCGTGATAGCCACGCTGTAAGTCGTTCGGTTCGATGAACCTGTCGCCACGCCGCGGGCAGGGGTCGAAGCCTTCACCCTTGCCAGCCAATCGCTCAGCCCAGCCCACCGTCTGCGAGCAATGCTTCAGGTCTTCCCACTTGCTGGGCGTCGTGTCTGTCGTGTCGATCTTTCCGAACCCGAACCAACCGGCCACAATCCGAATCAGGTTGCACCGAAACCACAGAGCCAGAACTACCGACCAGACTCCATACTGATGGCCTGCTTGCCGGCAAACGATGTCAGCCGACTTGGCCGCGCACTCTTGCGAGCACTTCGGCCGGTATACGTCGATGCGTCCTGGGTACTTTTCAATCTGGCTCGACGCGGTAATGATTCGCCCCCCGAAGAACTCCCGACACTCCGCAATCATCAAAACGGTTTGCTTGCCCCTCGCATCCCGCAGCCAAACGAACTTGCCAACGTGTGTGTAGGGGTCGACCTGCGTGGCTCCAATCAGTCCGCCATTCCTGAACATGGCGTTGTCGCCCGTCCGAATCAGGCGGCGAACTTCGTGGTATTGGGTGGTGTTGGGCTCGTCCACTTACGATCCCTCGGAAATAACCCGATCCGCTTCGTCTCTAAAGCTGTCTCGATTCACCATCCGCTCAAGTATCAGCAGCGCCGCACGGCAGCTATTCGCCGGCGTCTGAGCGTCCAGCGCAAACATCATGTTCACAGCCACTCTGGCCACCGCCTGCACTTCGTGGCCGTATGTTCTCTCGTTCCCGTCGACCAACGATCACCCCCTTTCGACTGCTAGAGGGCCGCCGCTAAACCACGTTTATCCCGCTCTGCACAAGCATGTCGATGTCGGCCTTGTGTCGCGCCGCTTGCTCGTTCATTTGCTGAGTGAGCTTGCGAACTTGGTCCTGAAGCTTTGAGATGTCGCTATTGTAGAAACCGCGGAACTTAGCTTGCCGCTCGAACTCTTCTTTCATCGAAAGGTTAATAATCACCCCAATGCCGATGACGAGCTCGACGCTAACAAGTGCAATAAATAAGGCGGCTTCGGCCATCGCTACTTCGCTCCCTGATAAACCCGGTAAGTGCCGTCTGGATTGGAACCATCTGCGGGAAGGAAGCTCGCCTTAGAGCGGCGCGCCTCCACGTCGTAGATTGCTTTGGCCGTGCCTGGAACAACCGTGAACGTGCAGCCATCCACCAAGAATTGGCAGGGCTGGCCGTCGGAGTAGTACTGGTCCGTGATGGCCGCAATGCGGGGGCAGCCAAACTTGCCGGTCGGTTCGTATTCCGTCGTGAGTCCGGCCGATGAGAAGAAGCTATTGCGGATGGTCGCTTTTCCGCCTCGCATCAACACGCCAGCTAGGACGCCGCCACGGTTCACATCAGAACCGCTCGATTCTCCAAACGACTTGGAGCCATCAGCCGTGCCGAGGAACTTGCAGTTCTCAGCTTCGATAGCGACTCGATAGCTTCCGCTGCTGTCGAGGCCAGTAAGCCCCATGCGGGCATATTGCAAGGTGCAATTGCGAAAGCGGACGGTACGGTGACCAGCACTCCAGTTGTAGAACAGCCAGTCGTTGCCCTGCGAACCGTCTAGCGTGCAATCCTGGAACGTCACATCGGCGTCGGATTGCGGCTCACCAAACCCGATGAGCCCTCCATCTTCATTCCCGTCATAGCAGCGTCCAATGAACGTGAAGCCCTTGAACGAATACTTGCCTTTGACCAGCACAAAGCCCGGCGTCCCTTTCGGCTTTGTCATGGCCGTGGCGTCGATCTTGCAGCGGGTAGTCCAGACGGCTCCCTCGCTAATCCAGCACGCAGCCGGCAGCGAAAGCACGTAGTCTTTGCCGAAGTCCGCTTCGCCGCGGGCGATGAGCGTGTCTGTTTCGATAACCTTCGTGCCGATGCCGCCCAGCGTAGAGCGAATGACGGCAGCCCGGTCTGCGGAGTTGGTCGACTTCGGGGAATCGAGCAGCGTTTTGCCATCTCGCACCCATGAGATATCTTGAGCCGCCGCCGAAAGCGTCAGCAGCAAGAATGCCAGGGCTGAGAGCAAAGGTCGCATTCGGGGTTTCCCTATGGGCAAATAAAAAACGGGCGCTGCTAGTGACATTGGCTTGTCACCGGCAGCGCCCGTTCACGTCGCCGCATTGGCTTGCGGCAAGGGTACTGTTTCAGATTATCGGGGCAGAATTAGCGTTTCATGGCATCACCTCGCGTTTTACGCGGAGAGCAAATTGAAATCGGTAAGACGATCAGCCATTAAGCCTATCGTGGCTGGCTTTGTCCGTCAAGTAAATCGCGGGGCCTTTCCGCGTCATCCACAGCTCAGAGCCCGTGATCGAGCGATACGACAGCCGCCCATCCTTGACCGATAGCACGATGTCCCGAATGTGAACTTCCTCGCCTAGCACGTAAGCCGTGCTCTTAACAGCTCCGCCCATCCCTAAGGCCCTCTCACAAGGCACACTCCGTTATTTAAGGCTCGCTTCCTGCTAGCCCACCCGTGCCGAACGTGACACGGAACTCGCTTCTGCTATAATCTATTATGCGTGGTGGAACCGGACTTAGCGTCCGATCAGCCGCCATGCTTGCCCTGTATCGTGCGAATGCTCGCGTACCACGCGGGTTCGGGTCGACAAAATTCGCGGTTCGTATGAGCTGTGAATTGATGCCGCCTATAGCCCGGTACGGGGCCTTTTTCGGGGGTGCCACTCGTATCCGAAAACCCTAGTTCATATTAGGGAACCGCCTCAGTGCGGGCCGCAAGGCTAGGTGCGAGGGTGCTCCCGTTTTTCATGCGCCGCATGGCCGCACTTAACCACCTATGCGACCATTGGTTGCGTAAATAAATGCGGCAAATACACGACTTTCATGGCCAAGCTTTTCCCTCCCCCTGCTAGCCCATGTACGCCGCCGTGGCGTACCCGATTGAATCTAAACCCGAGAGCCCGCCACCATTGACGGTCAGCACTCTCGGGTTGCTGCGCGGCTCAAGTCCGCGTCAGTCTCACAAGCCCCTTGCGGGGAAACTTCGTAATGGTACTCGCGCACCTCTTTGCCGTCCCGACGCACCGTCGCCAATCGGTAGGTGCATGGCGCAACGTGGTTACCGAACACGTCCATGCAGCCGGGGAACTCGTATGACTCCGGCATGGGGTGGGCCATAAACTTCTCGCCGGCATGATACCCACCAACGAACTCAACCCGGTGAAAGTAAGCCGCCATTTCCGCTCCCCGATCTTTCCCAATTTGGGAAGAAGTCAGCCGCCACCGTACCACTTACGACGCATTTCCTCGCTGGCCTTGGCTTCTGCGTCAGTCGGGCCAGTCTTGGTGGCGAACTCTTCATAGGCCGCGAAGCTGACTAGGCTGGCAGTCGGCCACTTGGTAGCAGGCTTCTTGGGCTCTCCCGGCTGTGGGTCGAGGTAGGCACCGATTTCAAGCTGGCTGTCTTCAAGGAAGTAACCGCTTCCCACCACTCCCCAGCAATGCCGCGTTCTCTCTCTCAGCGGGGAACCTTCTGGCAGCGGGTCGCATTTCCCAACGGTCCAGTCTGAATCTTGCGACTTGAACCGCACGTAGTAGAACCCAGGCTTCAGGTCGCTCATGGCCGCTCCTCAAACTTAGGGCACGACCACTGAGGGCCGCACAGCAATCCCGATGATAGCTGATCGCCAGAAGTAAACGCACCAGCATCGTCCAGCGTCTTCTGCGCCGGCCAGCGCCGATCGAGTCCGAATCGCGTGCCGTCCAGAATTCCATTGCAAAGACCATAGCCAAGCTTAACAGCGAAGTCTTTAACGCCATGGCCAAATCGCCCACGGAACGTCGACACCTTCACTGGCATCGGTTCCCAGTGCTTGCAGTTCTTACAGAGACGCTCGCTCATAACTTGCTCCAAGTGGTTTCCGGTATCTTAGCAGACCGCTGGCCGGACGTGAGTAGGGTCAAACGCGCACTACGGCGTAAAGGAAAAACATCCCCACAAAGAAGCCGATAATCAATCCAATTGCAAACCAGAACAGCGACGGTATGCGCGGCTCTTTAATCACGCTCACTTGGTATTCCTCCTCGGTGGTGGCGGGGCTAGACGGCCTGTCGCCTCTTGCGTTCGACCGGCAGGCCGTGGAGGTAGTCTAAGTTCCGAAGTTTGGTTGTGATCTCTCCCAGGGATTGCGCGTCGATGCGAACTAGGAACTCGGGCAAGAACACGTACCGCCGCATTGTCGAGCTGCGGCTGATGTGGCCAAGGTGGTAATGGTCCCATTCCCTGTACACTTCGAGACGCTTGGATTTCTGATTGCCGTGGGTCGCCTGATCGACGAACTTTACTGCTGACTTGTGTACTTTGCTTCCCATGTCTGCTCGCTTGCTCCAGGTTAGGGGGTGCCGGGTGGATGGTTAGAAACGAAGCGACGCCAGATGCTTCCACTGGGCCTTAAGAACTTCACGAAGCGACCTGCCTTCGCTGAACATCATCCATTCGGTCAGCGTCGTACCGACGTACAGGGCAAAGAGAGAACCTAGTAAAATCAACGCGACGAACACTGCGTCGCTCATGCCGCCGTCCGCGTATTGATAGCCGCAGTTCCGGCAGACTTCGACGGTTGACTCGATGTGATTGCAGCCGGGGCATCTTGGCGGTGGGCTGCTAGTGTGTGGGATGAACGGGGTCACTTTGGATTTCCTTTCGGTTAGGTCGCCGCGCCCACTGGGGGAGCAGCGGGGGGGGGGGGGGTTAGTCACCACGAAAGATCGTTCTCAATAACCGTCTTGTCGCAAGCTTCGGCCGCTGCCTGAAGCACACACATCGACGCATCAGCCATCCGCGATTCAAGGTTTTCGGCCCACCAAATATTTATCATTTCATCCTCGGCGATCTTTCCGGTAACCTTGCCAATGGCTTCAATCAACATCACGCGAATCTTCGCTTTGGTTTCTTCATTCATCTCGCTTCACCTTCTCCAAGTAAGTGGTTGTGAGTAGCGCCCTTGTGAGTCCTAATCCTGCTCCCCCGTTCCCTTGGCTGTTACCGGGGGCTGCGATTCGGGGCCATACGCCATCACCCTTAGCCGCCTCACGTTAGCGACCAAGCCCGCAATCGTGTAGGCGTTTCGTGATCCCTCCGGCCAGCCATAAGCCAGAGCGGCGATTGTATCTACCCATGCGGCGTACTGGCCCCCGCCTACCTCTGCTGCTGGGGGTGCGGATGGTAGGACGAACTCGCGTATGAATTTCTTCATGCCCTGGTTCGCATCAGAGATAAACCGTTTATCAAACTCCGCTTCCCAGTTGCTGGCTGCTGGCGGGGCGGCGGGCATTGGAACCCAGCCGGCAGTTAAAGCCGCTTCATCAAGTGCGTTGCGAATGTCAGCGTCGCGCGACTTGAACCTTGCGGCTCGCTCCTCGCTGGCTGCTGGCGGTGCGGGGGGCTGTTGAAACGCAACTCGAATGATCTCCGCGATGGCCTCCTCGAACGGCTCTCTCGTCGCAAGGTCGACGCTGTATTCAGTCGGGATAATTGGCTTGCCATGCAAGCTCTGGCAACTCAGCCATGAAACGATCCGTTCTGCCGCCCTTGCTTCTTTCGTCTGGCACAATCGCTGCTCCTCGCTGGCTGCTGGGGCCTTGGCTGTTACCGGGGGCTGCGATGCCTTTTGCCGTGTCAGCATTCCGACGAGCATTCCAACCGCCAACTCCAAGTGCTGGATGTCGTAAGGGCCGTTCAGGTGTGTGCGGATTTCGCCGCCGGTGTTCGTGTGCAACCATTCGCACACGTCGTGGACATTCGCTTTTAGGTCCGCAAACGCCAAGGCGTCTGCAAGCATTTGTTCGTCTCGCTGCTCCCCGCCTACCTCTGCTGCTGGGGGGGCGGCGGGAATGTGCTGCCTAATCTCTTCGTAGATTGCCCGGCGAACACTGATTGCGATTTGGGTGTTCGGCAGCCATCGCTTAATCGCCGCACAAAACTTATCCCACGCTGCGTCATAATCTGGATTCATGCCATGCGGCTCCTCGCTGGCTGCTGGGGCCTTGGGGGCTGACTGTTCGCGTGTTGACTTGTACGCCATAGCAATTGTCTGCCGCTCGGCGGCTTGCTCAAGGCCGCTGATGTAATCGGCGACGATATCGACCTTTTCGCCGGCAGACCTTTTTGTCCAGTGCTCGTCGGAAATTCCATCAGGCCGGATACGCTCAAGCGTTCCGTGGAATATCGCGCGGGTTATTTTCTCGTCGTTTGCCGCGTCCCCTTCCCCGCTCTCGGCCTTGGGGGGATGCCAGCGTTTTAGAATCTTGCGCGGCAGGCCGATCCATTTGCTGCCCGATTTACTGTGGTCGGAGTAGCGAACATTCCCTAGCGCATCGAGGAAGGTGTCGCCTGCCCTAACCTCCCGGTCACAATCAATCACGTGCACCACCGCTCCCTCGGGCAGCACGCCGGCAGATAGGGCGGCTCCGGCTTTCATTTGCCAGTGGTCGCGGTCTCGCTCCATCGTGGATAGATTGTCGGACAGCCGCTCTGCTCTCTGGTTCGCTTCGGCTAGCTGGGCCTTCAGTGATTCGACCTCCAATTTATAAACTTCCCGTTCGCAATCGTTGATGATGAATAAGTGTTTAGCGTTTTCTAATTGCCGAATAGCTGAGTTGAATCCTTGCTCAGCGGTTGCGGTCGTGCTCATGTTCGTACTCGCTTTTAGGTGTTGGAGGGTGGATCAGCGTGGAAGCGTTTTTGGGTATCGTGGGTGGTCGTCGAAAATGTACAGGTCGAAGAACTCCTCGATTACGCCGTGATCGCCTGCGCGGAAGCGGTCACGAAGCTCACGCAAATGTTCTCCGAGTCCGTAGACCTTTCGCTGTCTCAGCAGGTTCATCAGGTCCACCCGCATCTTACAGTCGTGTGGACTTGGCGGCGGTGGCGATACCTGCGGAACGCCCTTGGCCGACCCTGGCGGATTCACTCCAATTTCATTTTCCATTTCGCTTCCCTTTCTTCGTGGTCTTAATCCCCAGCACCGTGTCCGCCGCTTCTCTTTGCGCTTGATTCGCTGGCTCGCAGATTCCTTCGGCTACGAGTCCTAAGCGATATAGGCCGTAGGCGTCGAACTCATCGTCACTCTGGAATGTCACCCCGTAGTCCTTGGACAAGTGAGAAATGACGCCAACCTTTTTTCCCTTCCCCGTTCCAGTGACAAACTTCTTCAGAGTCGTAGGCGCCACCTCAAAAATCGAGTTGCTTTGCTTCAGCAACCGCTGCCGAAGGATGCCGCCGAACTCCGCAGAGAACTTGGCATTGGCATCGTTTGAACCATAGCTGTACGCCTCAATGAATACCGCCAAGATGCGTCCAGACTTCGATGTGGCCCAAAATAGAATGTCATCCGCAAGCCGTTCGTACCGCGTCACCCTTTCGCGCACGCTCTTGCCAAGGTTGGCTGAGCCAAAGGTTTTTATTTCGCACCAAAGCCCATCGCCAACAACAACCGCCGTGTTGGTAAGTGACGGGTCTACCGCCAGAACTGCTACTCCATTCATTCCTGTGCTCTCCCTCTCTCGTTAGGTCGCCCGACTAGGCCCGCGGCTAGTACGCAAACTCCGTGACGCCGTGCTGAGCTACATGCTTCATCATGTAAGTATTCAATCGGTCCACGCCCTCTTGCGTGTTGCCTGCAAACTCGTCGTCGCCTTCCCGGTGATACCACGTCAACCATTGCTGGTCGTTGTAGATAATGGGCTCGTCTCGCACGCCGTCACGCTTTCGCCAGTCGCGTTTGGAGTAGGCGTCGTAGGCGTCCCCCGCGAAGCAGTTGCAGCGGACCATCGTGGAATAGCAACCGTGCTCCGGCGTGAGCTTCCCGAGCTTCGCCAGGTGCATCGAATCCGCCGCCCAACATTTCACCAAACCCCGGTCCTGGCAAAGCGGGCAGCGGTGTCTGGGCTCATCTTCGGGGTCGCCGGGGTAGAGTTCACGACTCGCAGCACCGATTGACTTCCCGGTCTTGGCAGCGTGCTCTTGCACCTTGACGGCCATGTCCCAAAGGCTTTCCTTCATCGGCTTCAGCAGGTTCATCGGCAAGGCTTGGTCGAGCGGGTTTCGTGGCATGGCTTCGGCAATCCGCTGACGCTTCACCTTGTCGCAGCACTTCGCCACGAACACCGGAATTTCGTGCTCTTTGAAATCCGCTGGCGGCTGAAACCCTTCGACGCGGTGGAGCATTCGCCGGGTAACTTCGTGGGCGTCTGCCAGTTCGACAGTTGCTAGCTCCCTTTGCCAAACGCCTAGCACGCGAACCACTGCGGCCCCGTCATCGTTCCGGCCAAGGTCGTCGATGAACTTGCCAACCCTCGGGAAGCTGGCGAAGTAGTTTTCGCTCCATTCGTTGAACTCGGTGCCATTCATGGTGATTTCTCCGCGATCTGTGCTAAAGCTCTAGAAAGGTTGCTGCCGGCAGGTTTGCTTGGTGCGGCCCGAGAGGGCTGCGAGTAGTCGGAGTTCTCCCAGCCCCGCACAGCGGCCTTCCAATCCTTCATTGGATTGCGACCGACCTTCCAGCCGTTGGCGGTGTAGTAATCGAACCACTTCTGGGCAGAGACGCCCGCGTTGCGCTCGGAGCAGTACGCTTGAACTTCTTCGAGAGTGGGGCGCTTGGAACGCACAGCCGCGACAGCGGCCGGTATATCCTCTCCCTTCCTATCCTCTCCTATCCCTTCCTTTCCATTCAGAATCGAATGGTCGTCGACCGTTCGTCGACTGCTCGTCGAATCGTCGTCGAATGTCTCCGGTTCAAACGGCCCGTTGGCTTCTTCTGGGCCGGGCCAGCGGGTAGGCTGCGGGCGATCTATCTTCTGGTGGTCCCAACCACTTACGAAGAAATAGCGGTCTCCATCTACAGCATAGGGAACGATCAAGCCAGCGTCAGCCAGCTCACCCATCAATGCCTCGACCGTGGCTGTTGTGATGTCGTCGTCACCGGGGAAGATGCACATCTTCAGCCGCTTGGCGGAATAGGGGTGCCGGCCCTTGTCGTCGCAGAAGTTCCACGTACCGACGAACAGTAGTCGAGCATTCGTCGAACATTCGACGACTCGCTCCGAGGTCCAAAACTCTGGCTTAATGCTACGAATCCTAGCCATCGCAACCGGCCTCCTTGACCGACTCCCTTTCCTCACCGCTTTGGCCGCCGTGGCCCCGAACCTAACGACTCAACTTCCAAACCGCCTCGCGTCTCTTCTTCCCCATCACGAACCCCGCCCGCTGCACCTCTCCACGACGCCAGAGACGACACCTTGCGCCCCTCACGGTACTTGGCCTCACATCGTCTAAGAGCTGCTCTAAGGCTTTGTCTGTGAGACGGTCGAAGGCTAAGAGCAGGTAGCGGATGCGGGTGGTGGGTGGGGTCATGGGTCGGACTCCCTGATTCGCTCGGGCTCGCCAGGAACATTTGCAGACTTCCACGCGTCTCGAATTGTGTTCACGTCCACGCCGTCTAGCTCGATGACGTGCTTGGATGGTGGCTCTCCCCAACACCATTCGTGCGGCATGAGCGGACGAATGATGGCGACCGTATCAATCAACGCCTCTTCAGATTTTCGTAGCTGTTCGATGACGCCTTCCGCATTCTCAACCGATTGTGATAGCGTCTCGCTGGTTAGTCCGGATGATTCATCGAGCCACATTTGGAACAACGTCATGGCGCTACGGGCGCAGTCCAAGGAGAACTCTGCGTTTGCCAACCTGTTCTTCAGCCGCACAATCTCGGCCTGGAGTTCCTGTTCATCCATCCGTGTATCCCCCGCCCTAGTGGCGACCCCCGGTTATCGTGTTAGTCCAGTGAATCAAACGGCACCCTACCCAAGAGCAGGCAGAGCCGCAGCCAGTCAGTTTCGTGTCGCTCGTACTGCCACTTAGCACGCCACAGGAACTGGTACGCAGACGGTTGGCTTTGAACAATTTCGTGGCAGTTGTGGCACAGGCTGATTAAGTTGCATGGCTCGTCGCTTCGCCCCTTCGACCCGCCCGTTAAATGGTGCGGTTCTCTCTGGGTTCTGTTTTTGCACCGACGACAAATCCCGAACGTCGCGTAGAATGTCGCCACGGACGGATTGACCACCCGCTTGAACGGCAGCAGCTTCGCCGTGGCAAACGCCGCTCCGACTTGATCGAAGTAGACGCCCTTGCCATCTTGATATCTTTGCTTTGCCATCTGTCGTCTAGCCTTGTGCCTGGGGCTCTTCTTGTTGATTGGCTTGCGTGGCTTCGTGAACGTGCTGTACTGGCCGGGGACTTGCTTGCGCTTGATGCCTGTCCGTTTCATACCCGCCACACCAGATAGCCAAATTCATCCCGAGATACCCGATACCGCTTCCCGTCCGTCGATACCTTGAATTCGCCGTTTTCGTTCAATGCCGTTCGCTTAGCACCTGGTGCAAAGCAGTGCCGACAGAACCAGTTAGCCGCTTGCTCTGGAGTCATGCTCAGGTTCTTTATTTCCGCTGTAACCGTTTGCATCGCTCACCCTCCGTGTTTGACGCTCGCTTCAATCCGTGCCACCGTTTCGCACATATGCCCCATAGAGAACCGCTGACCACCGTCCCACTTCCAAAGGTTCGCTGCGTCGTAGACAATGACGATGGTGAAGCCGTGGAAGTCGATTTCTACGCGGTGCTTGTTAAGCAGTTTCTTCTTCCGCAGTCGTTGCAGTAGGCCCATGATGGCTCGCATCCTTTGCGCTGGTGGTTTCCTTGGGGGTAAGAGCGGCTAGAGCGGATTCGATTTGCAAGTACAGTTCTGTTGATATGTCGGACCACATCGCTTTTGCCATCGCTTCGCGGCACCGTTCAATTGCTCCCTCTGGGTCTTCGATCCCTTCACAGGCGCGGACACAGGCGTTGATGCGAGATTCAAAGGATTTGAGTTCTGCGACCTTGGCTGGGTCCGCGAAGTAACCGTCGTAGACCACGCTGCCCTGTACGGCCTTAATTGCTTGCCGGTACTTTTCGATTGCATCCATCTGCTCCGCTGTCCTTTCGTGGTTGCCATAGCTACTGGAAAATAGTGGTAAAGAGCCCGGCCGTATATCGAATCCAAAATCCGAATGCCAAGGCGATGCTCAACACGACGAACCCAGCCGTACCAGTCGGTTCTTCCGATTTCCTTCCGTTGAAGCAATGGTGGGTCAGAATTAAAAAGTGCAGTGCCATTGATGCCAAACAAATCCACTGGCAAGTCTCTTGGCTGAGCATGTTGAATCCTTTCGTGGTTGCTCCCCTTCACCTCCTCCCATGGCGCATCGCGGACGACACGGCCAGAGGAGAGAGGCGAAAGGAGGACTCGCTACGTATTGGGGTGGGTGTCCATCAGATTCTTTTGGCCCTTACTTTTGGCGGCTAGCTTCGCCAATGCGTCACGGCCGACGCTGCTAACGATGTCCATTCCCTCTTGCGTCAGCAGGGAGTCAGGGCCGGTGGCTTGGTCGATTGCAATCCGAATGCTCGCGGCGTCGCCATCTGCCAACGATTGCTTGATGTCCGACACGATGTCGTCAGGCGTGACGCTGGGCTCGGGGCGTGACTCGGGATGTTCTTCGGGCGTGTGCTCGATTCGTTCGGCCGGAACTTGCTTGGCGTGAACGGGCGTTGACAAGTCGAGGTGATCGTTGAGGCTCGACCGTTGAATCCGCTTGGCTGGTGTGCGGTCTTGGGTTTCGTATTGCTGGTCGTCTAACTCCGCGGCCTGCACAAATCCTGGGTCGTTGCAGTAGAGCTTCAAGGCTCGCCGCAGCACGGTCTTCTTTCGCATCTCGTCGGTATCGGTGACCCACGGCCCAGAGCCAGAAGCCTTCGAGCGATTGCGGATTGCGTCCAGGTCCGCCAGGCTCATCAAGTCATAGGTCCATTCGCCACCCGGCAGCGTCACCACGGCATAAGCCCCGAGCGGTGCGCCGCGATCTTGTCCGAAGTCCCACGTATGATCGAGCTGGCACTTGTCGCCGTGCCGTGCGTGCGTGAAGTGGTCGTGCTCGTAAATCATTCCCGAATAGCAATTGATAATCTGGCCCGAACGCTTGGCGACCACCACCAAGCCCATATAGGACGGTTGAAACTGGGCCTCTAGTTCGCCTTTCTTGCTGTTGAAATAGCTCACCGCATAGCCGAGCTTGCCGTCGATTGGCAGGCCGATTTCAGCCCCCTTCAAGACCGCCGTGATGAACGAACTAGCCGAGCACTTGCGGAGCTGGTCCGATTGCGAGAACGTCATCAGTGCCCGCTTAACGAACCAGTCGGCCTGATGCTTCAGCACTGGTGGCAGTAGCTCGCGGATGCCTTCGACGCGAGATAGCAACCCATCGCTGACTTGCTTCACCACGTTGCCGTTCGGTTCCGGTCGCGTATTCTTTACTGCGGTACTCATCTTTATTCGCTCTCCCATTCTGCGGACCTAAAGGCCCAGCCGGGGTACGTGACCGTCAGAACTTGTTTCGTCCATTCCGCCGCCCACTCGTCGCGTTCGTAGCAGACCGCCATGCGATCTATCAGCCGGCGATTCTCTTCCTGTCCCAACCTCAAAACTTCGCCTTCGATTTGGTACAGACCGACTTCAAAGGTTTTCTTGCTGACTGCAATGAACAGGTGCGAGGCTTGTTCGCCGGTTCGCACTAGGTGACCCGCTCCACGCCAGGCCGCCGTGCGGTGGTAACCAAAGTTCAGGCACGAACGGAAGAACGATTCCGGCGAAGCGTCGTCGGTTGTTTTCAGGTCTAAGATGATGTTGCTGGTGAGCGTCTTGTCGGGCCGTGATTTCAACTCCAGCCCCGTCTCGTCGTCGGTCCATTTGAAGCTGTGCTCGACTTCTCCGGGGGCGTCGAGGAACTTGCGGGCCGCGTCGTTCGCCAAGACCGCTTCACGTATCCCAATGACCATCCACCAGTCTTCAGCCGGTACAATCTCTCTACCTTCATTCCTCAAGCAGAAGTCAGCGTGGGCTGTTTTGCCGATGGTGGTCCGCCTATCAATTCCCATCAGCTCGCAGACGTACTTGCTGGCCCAAACATCCGGCTCCAGAATCGCGGTGTGAACCCACGTTCCCATCTTCAAGGCTGGCGTAGGCTCTGGCCAAGGAATCGTCTTGGCGACGTACTGGCCGTAGTAAAGTGCCTGGCTCTTGCGAAAGCATTCCTTGCCGCTGTTGCTGATGATGTCGGTCGAGGCGTGGTATTCATCGGCGGTCTGGTTTAGTTCAATCGTTGCCATGATGCACCTACAGAGTTTCGGCCAGCTTGCGAATCGAAACGGCACAAGAGTCAATCAGCTTGGCGGCCTTAATCAATGCCGGGCGTGAGGCATCCGATAGGACCGGCGGTAGGCCAACGGTTTGGATGGCGTCAGCCAATGCCAAGAGCTTTTCCTTGTCTGGCCGTTTGGCCTCGGCAAGCTGTCGCTCTTCTTCGATGCGAGCCGCTTCCGCTTTCGCGCGAGCCTCGGCTTCTTCACGCTCACGCTTCAGGCGAGCTTCGGTTTCAACCTTGGCACGTTCCGCCGCTTCGGCTTGAGCCTTTTCCAATTCAGCCTTGCGAGCCGCAGCCGCTTGCTCGTCGGCAAGGCGTTTCTGTTCGGCGTCGATCTTGGCTTGCGCTTCCTCTTGGGCCTTGCGCTGGCGGTCCAGTTCCGCACGTTCTGCCGCAAGCTTTTCTTGCTCAGCCTTGAGTCGGGCGGCTTCTTCAGCGGCCATCCGTTGGCGTTCCGCTTCTTCCGCCTTAGCCTTCTCAAAGGCTTCGGTCGCACCAGCTAGGTCCGTAAGGAACTGCTCTTCGGTCATCGCTTCGGCGTGCTCGTACGAGACGAAGTAATTGACCGCAGCCAGCTTCGCCATCCGGTCGCCAACCATCTTCCGCTTGGCGTCGTCGAGTTCTTTCTTGAGCCGGGCCTTTTCTGCGGCAAGCTTGCCATCCTCGATTGCCAGGTGCGACTCGATGGGCTCGATGGCGTCTTGAATGCCCTTGGCCGTGGCGTCGACCATCCGGCCGTATTCGAGCGACGCGGCCTTGAGTTCCTTGCGGCGCTTCTCCGTGGCGATCCGAGCACCCTTCACGACGGTCAAGGCGTCATGCACCTTAGACAGCTGCTGTTTGTCCTTCAGGTCGGTTACAACCAGACCCAAGAACTGCTCGCGCCATTCGGCAATCTTGGCCGTGGTCACGTCATAGGCGATAACGCCCGTTGCGATTTCTTCAAACGCTGTAGCCATCACAATCTCCTTTCGGTTTAGGACTCAACTGTCCAATGATTTGGGATAGTTCGTCTGGCTCATTGCGGGGCACCTTGCTACTGGGGGACGGGGGGCTAGACTCGTTCTGCGGCCAAGTCGATGATGCGATCTACACGCGGTGAAAAGGACTCCGCCTCCGACAACTCCCCGTCGATGAATGCGATCTCGTACATCGAGCGAAGCAAGCACACGGGCACACCGAGTGCGTGAACGTCGTTGCCGACACGCTCCATCATTTCTGCGAATCCGGCATCCATCTTTGGGCTGGGCATTGCTCGCTCCTTAGTCTGCGTTGTTGTGATGGCTGCGGACGGCTTCATACATTGCCGTGTCAAACTCTTGGCACTCCGACTTCCGCTTGACGATAAGGGCCGGGAAAACTCCGATGGCTTGCATCGAATCCCGCAGCATTCTGAGTGCGATTCCCGCTTGCTCAGCGGAGCAAAATTCCTCTTCCTCTGGCCCCCAGATGCGGTTGGCTTTAATCCGCTGGTTGTCTCGCATGTTCCAGATGATGTAGGTATCCATTGGGTCGGTTTCCTTGGCTCGCGTGTGCGGGGGGATATGCAATAGCTCAATCGACTCGCTGATCTTCAAACGCCTCGGCCAATTGCTCCAACGCAATGCAAAGTTTGTCGAGTATTTCGGTCGATTTATCTGGGTTTGGATCACGGTCGATCAGGCCGCGTGCCTCGCTGATGGCGTCATAAAAACGGAATGTCAAATCAAGCTTCTTCACAGTGTGCCTCACATGTTGTTTCGTCTCGCGCCGCTCGCATCCCTGCGAACTAAGCGCTCCTGCTCGGTCTACTCCAAGGTCGCGGGGCGGACTCGAACCGCCAACCTCCGGGTCGTCACCCAGGCTCTATCCAGTTGAGCTACCGCGATTACCACAGGCATCACGCCGCCTCTTTCAACAGCTCCGTTCGCATTACCTTCTCCGAATTAGGGGCCTGGATTCCTATGCGGACCACATTTCCCCGAATCTCGGTGATGGTAATCACCACGTCCTTGCCAATCCTGATGGACTGCTTCGCCTTCCGTGAGAGAACTAGCATCGTGCTTTCCTTCCGTGAAACAGGTAATCCGTTAAACCGCTTCCTTGACTAACGCCTGGCGGGCCGCGCAAATCGCACACGGCCGCAGCTTCACAATCGACTCACAGCCCTTGCACCGATACTGACCGACTTCATAGAACCCCATCAGTCGGCTGGCTGGAGCTTCACTTCTTTGGCGTGGCGACTGAGCGCCACAGTCTTCCCTGAACCACCGCTGCACTGTCTCGCGTCTCAGCCCAATCTTTCTGGCTATCGCTTCGTCCGTGAATCCTTCCGGGGATTTCCGCATCTCACGCGCCACGCCTCGCAAGCGAAGCAGCTCTGCGGCCTTGGCTTCTGGTGAAGCGTTCCTCCACTTCCGCGAGCGAAAGACTTTCGGTATTGCCATTGATTCAACTCCGTTATTTAAAACCGGCTGGCGTGCAAGCTGTTGTCGCCCCAGCTACTACTCGGGGGGAATGCACGCTAGCCGGTGGTAGTTGCCTTCTGTCCGCTTTCACGACTGCCGATGATCGAGGCCACAACGGCAAGCCCAATGAATGCTCCAATGACTCCGAGCGACTGCAATGGCGTTGCCAATTCGTGTTCCGCAAAGAACGCCCACACCATCTTGAACCCAAGAAATGCGAGCACCGCGGATAGGCCATAGTTGAGGTATCTGAAAAGGTCCATCACGCCGGCTAGTAGGAAATACAAAGCGCGCAGCCCGAGGATGGCGAAGATGTTTGAAGTGAACACGGTGAACTTGTCGTTCGTGATGCTCAGCACGGCAGGCACGCTGTCGACCGCGAATAAGATGTCCGTGCTTTCGACTACAAGCAGCACCAGAAACAGCGGCGTTATTGCCCAGCCACTTGCTAGTCGGACAAAGAACTGCGGCCCAGAATGACCGTCTGCCACGCGGCACACCTTGCGAGCGGCACGCATAAGAATGTTTCTATCTGGGTCAACGTGCGAGTCACCAGAGGCCAGGAGCTTGCAGGCCGTGTACATCAGCACCACCCCGAACACGACCGACATCCACGCGAAGTTTTCCAAGATGGTAGCGCCAGCCATGATGAACCCTAGCCGTGCGAAGATCGCACCTGCCACTCCCCAGAACAGCACTCGATATTGATACTTGAGCGGTACGCAGAAGAAACTGAAGATCACCGCGAACACAAACACGTTGTCGATTGACAACGACTTTTCCACCAGATAGCCCGTGAGGAAGAGGGCCGCTTGTTCGGGTCCGCGCCACGCCCACACCAGGGCATTGAACGCGAGCGCGAGCCCGATCCAAGCAGCCGTCCATAAGCCTGATTCAAGCAATGACGGATCGTGGTCCTTGCGATGAAATACGAATAGGTCGACGCCGAGCAGCAAGGCCACAAGGGCACCAAATGCCGCCCAGTGAATAACGCCGGGCTCCATGAGTAACAATTCCATCGCAGAATCCTTTCGCTAAAACTAGGCTGCGTAGTTGGCACTCGACAAACCGAGGACTCCACACAGTTCGACCAATACTTTCTTTTCCGAATCATCAAAAGTGCCGTCGGCATTGGCGATGATTAAGGCCACCTTTAATGCCGTGTCGGCTTGTGACTCATTGCCCTTCAGCTTGCGCACCACCTGAAGGAGGTCGAGGCGAGAGAACTCGTCTTCGGCCTTCACGCAGTATTCCTCGAACGTGTCGCGCAGATCGGTCGGCTGGAATACGCTAAGCATTTGGTTGCCGACAATCAGCTTGGCTACCTTGGACCGTTCGTCCTTGCTAACCGTGCCGTCGGCCGCAGCCATGAGCGCACAAACTGCCATCGTTGCGTTTTTGAAAGTCGCGTTGTTGAATTGTGCGACCATCGTTGTGGCCTTAGCCTGAAAATCTTTAAGCCATTGCATGCCCTGAATTCCTTTCGTGGGATGGGGCGTTTAGGAGCAGGGGTGCTGGGTGCCAAACGGTGACACCCAGCCGAGCCCCGGCACTACTAGTCCGCGAACGTCTTTTCGATGAGAGCTTCGATAGTGAAATTCTCTACTTCGGCAATCTTGACCGTGTCGACGATGTCGAACTTGGCACCTGCGGCCACGAGGCCGTCATCAAGCCAAGTCAGAAACTTCGACGCGGCGGGGTCTTGTCCGACCTGGATGAAGTTGATTGCCAATTCTTCGTCGGCACCCATCTTCTTTGTCGCGGCCACGATCACGTCAGCCACGGCTTGCTGGTCATTCGGCTCGCCATCCGTCATCACGAAGATGCACGTAGACTTGTCGCTGCCAGCGGCACGTCGGGCAAAGTGCGCGTCGATGCGATTCTGAAGAACGGCAGCCGTCTCGGTCGAACCACCGGGACTGTTCTCGGAGTAAATCTGGCCGACTTTCGCACCAGTAACTCCCTCGTAAACCTTGAACTGGCCGGCGAACGGAACAACGGTAATGCCGTCGCTGTCAATCCGCTCGCAATGCACGGCCAAGGCGTGGGTAGTTTCGCGGCTGAAATCCCACCGCGACTTGCCACCAGGACAATCCGCCATGACCATGCTGCCGCTCTTGTCCACCAAGAACTCGATATCCAGTTTCTTAAGGTCCAACATGATGGGCCTCCTTGTGTTGCAGTCCGGTTGATGGGCCAGAGTGCTGAACCAATAAATCCCGCCATCACGGGGTTGGAAGTTTTCTAGATCGCGCGTCGCAGCAGCCAACCGTTCACGATGCCAAGCCCCAGCAATAACGAGTCGCCGAATGGAACCGGCAGGAAATAAACGGCCGCAGTTGCCGCAATCACGCATAGCCATGTCGAACCTAATAGATACTTGCTCACGACTTCGCTCCTTCAATCAACTGGTCAGCTTTCGCCTTAATGTGTTCAGCCACCGCGTTGCGAATGTGGACCGGATGCTTTTCGATTCCCTGCAACGCTTCGCCTAACGATTCGTTCACTCGCTCCTCGAAGAACCTGATCCATCCCGGCTCAACTGGACCTGCCTTAGCAACTGGCTTTCGCGGTGCTGGCTGCTCATCTGGTGCATCGGTTTCTATGCCTCTATCAAAGTCGCTGCTGCCCGGCTCTGGCGAGCTTCCTGGAACCAGTGGAACGCTATCGACATGGGGTGACTCCTTTCGGGGTTGGACTTCATCGACCGTGCGGGCGTTGTCGAAGCGTTCGCGGTCCTGAATCTCTTGGATGATTTCCTTGGCCCGCTCATGCGTGATGCGCTTTCCGCGATTGGCTTCTGCCTTGGCTTCTTCGGCCGCGGCTTCGTTCCTTGCGAGCAGATACAACGCGGAGTCCTGAAAATTCCCAATATTGGGAAACCGGCCGAACACGCGGGCCGCATCCATGTAGCGATACGCGGTGCTCTTTCCGAAGAAGCAATCCTTCTCCACCCAGGCAACGAACCCGGTGTCAAGCAAGTCTCGAATCTCCATCAGCGACGTGCCGATGGTGACCGCACAATTGATGAGCCCTAGGTGGGCGTGGTCGATTACCTCGAGATGCTTCTGAAGCTTCTTTGCGTCGGTCTTTGAAAGCTCTGTTGCGGTGCTCATTTCAGTTGCCTTCCGCTGCACTGGCCTCGGTGGTGATTCCAAGTTGGTCGCAAGCCGCCAACCGAAGAGGGGTTGACTGCCGGCGCCAAGCTGCCCACATAGTCCAAATAAGTCCGTCTGAAAACGGGAAGTATTCATCCGTTCCAGATACCGTTGACCACTCACGCTTAACGTCAGCAATCATCTGCGGACGATACTTGTCGAGGTCGGCAATCCAGTAATCAGCACCGGGGTGCATGCGCTGGCTGCGGTACTTTTCGTAAACCACGGCGACTGCTCGATACAGAACTTCGGGGTCGGCACGATCAAGGTACAACTGCAACGGTCGATCTACTGCCATGACTCAACCTCCATGATTCGCCTGCCAATCCACCGAACGACGGGGACCGCAAACGAATTGCCAAGAACTCTCATGCGTTGACGTTCGCTAACGCCGTCAACTGCCGTGTAGCCATCGGGGAACCCTTGCAGCCGCTCCCACTCAACGGGAGTCAATTGCCGCATGAGGCTGTTGCTGATGACGCCTACCCCTTCGCCGCCTTGGCCGGCACGGAGCGTCGGTGTCGCTTCCGGTTGGAACTTTGGGGTTTCGTCTCCGGTCCATCCGAAGCATGCCGTTCGAGCATGCCCATTACTTGCGTGTCGCTCTTTCCGTATTTGAGTAGTCGCTCGTGCATTCGCTTGGCCCGAGGGCCGGTCGAACAATACTGCGGCGGAACGTCGCCAGTCTCCAAAATGTCCGACAACAAACACTCGCTGCCGTCGCTGGGCAACTCCGAAACCGATTGCATCAAGCACTCGCCAGGCACAGCGATACCCGCAGTCAACCAAGGCCCCGAGCAAGGCTCCAAAACCCTTTCCGCATTCGGTACGCAACGCTCCGGTGACGTTCTCCCAGATGAACCATCGCGGACGAGTGTCAGCCAGTATTCGGCAGAATCCTTGGGAGAGCTGACCACGAGGATCATCCAGGCCCTTTCGTAGTCCGGTAACGCTGAAAGACTGACAGGGGGTTCCTCCAATAACGACATCAACTTGAGCTGGGTCGCTGACTTTCGTGAGGTCGCCATAGTTCGGAACATCCTTGTAGTGATGGCTGATGATCTTGCAGCAGATGGGGTCGATCTCGGAAACAAACCGAGCCTTCCAGCCGAGCGGTGCGAATGCGACAGATGCACCCTCGATGCCGCTGCAAAAACTTCCGAATGCAAGCTTCATGCTTGGGATGGCTGCCATAGCCGCACCTCCGAAAGAGAACTCCATTCAGCCCGCTGCCATAGCGAGCCGGTCGGTTACTTAGACGCTGTACGACGCTTGGCCCGCGGCACTGACTGCTTCAGCGCACGGTCGAACTCGGACTCTTGCAGCGGTAGGGCGAAGCCCTTGTTGATGATCTTCCGCCAGGTGGTGACCTTGGCAGCGACCTTACGACGAGCCTTCTCGTAGCACGCGATACAGAGCCCGCGGCCACGCTCTATCTTGCACTTCCCACAACCCAAGCAAATCCGTTCGCCCTTCATCGCCTACTCCTAGATGCCGTGTGCCTCCATGAGCCGACGATCATCGTCGGCCGTGCCGTGACTGCTGAGCGCGTCGAATTCTGGAGCAGTCAATCGCTCCATGAATCTTTGAATGGCTTCGATGGAAGTGACCCACCTACCGCCAAGGTTGTTTGCTTCGAGTCGCACGCCCTTGAATCCGCATGTGACCCAACGATGAACCGTCGTGTAGCTGAGCGACTTCCCCTTGCTCCCCGGCAGCATTGCCGCAGCCTGGTGAAGAGTGAGGGCCTTTTCTTTGACGATGTTGACCATGTTCCTTTAGCGTCCGTTGTCGTTTCATCCTCAACGTACGCAATGATACACGACTTCAACCGACTTGCAAGATCATTATTCAATATTGGTCGATATTGTTCGACATTGGACGTAAGACTAGGCACCGTAGGCACTTATGTTGACTTATGCGTATGGCTGTGTGTGATTCGGCCAAAGGAATCCAAATCATGGCGAGCACGACAACCGGCCCGATCACCCCCGAGAAGCTGCTAACCGCAGGCACGGACATGGTTCGCGCCGGGGAAATACTGGCGACTGTTGCCAGGAGCGTGGCGAAGAATGGCTGGCCGCACTTAGAGGTGGGCTACGTCGCGGTGTTTGAAGATACCGTTGCCAAGCTGATTCGTTTCGCCGAGTCCGCCGACAAGTCGTTGCGTGATGCGAAGCTCGCCGAGGAACTGGCCTCTCTACCCAAAAACGTGGGTATGGCACCCAAAGAAACGGGTAACGATGGCAATGAACGCCGAACGAAGCCGAGGTCAAAAACATCGAAATAGCCGGGAAACAAGCACATTTCCCAAGACATGCGGGCGTAGCTCAGTTGGCAGAGCGCTAGCTTCCCAAGGATGTTACCTCCCATCTTTTTACCCACGCCTTTTGCTCTACGGTGAAACGACTTGCGGGAATCGCACAAAAGGTTACTACCCACGAACACGCGATTTTCTACCCACAAATGAAGATCCCACCGAAGAAACTGCACAAAGCCAGTGGGCTAGATCGAGCCCGCTACAAGGGGCAGGATTATTACTTCGGCACGTCGGGCTCGCTGGAAAGCGAACAGCGTTACGACCAGTGGGTCAAGCAGCTTTTAGCCGGCAATCCAGACCCATCGCCGAAGCTCGGTTCCGCCACAATGGCCGGGCTCGTCAAGCAGTTCCTCGACCACGCTAAGAAAAAGTATTCCGTGGGTGAGTATTGCAACGTGAAGTCAGCTTGCGGCGTGCTGCTCGCCACGCATCGACCGACCCGCCCGAATCACTTCGGCCCCAAAGCTCTAGCCGATGTCCGCGATGCGATGATTGCCAAGGGCTGGCCGCGCACCAGAGTCAACGAACAGATTAGCCGCGTCCGCCGTGTGTTCCGCTGGGGAGTCTCGCAAGAGATCGTTTCGGTTCACACGGTCTTAGCTCTGCGCGAATTGCTCCCGCTACGTGAAGGGGAAGTAAGGGGCTTGACCGAAAGCTCGCCCGTCACGGCAGCCAGTCAAGAGCAGGTTGACGCCGTTCTCGCGCAACTAGTTCCCACGCTGGCAACGATGGTCCGCGTTCACCAGCTCGTCGGCATGCGGCCATCGGAACTCTTCACGATGCGACCCGACGACATAGACCGCACCGATAAAGTGTGGGTCTACTGGCCCCGCCAATTTAAGACCAAGTGGCGTGGCAAGAAACTCCCTTACGCCATTGGCCCCAAAGTGCAAAAGCTCTTGAAGCCGTACCTTGACAGGCCGGGCGATGAGTACCTGTTCACTCCGCGGCAATCCATCCTCGAACGCCAGGCGATGCGTACGAAGCATGCTAAGAACAAACCGAGCACTCAGCAGCTAAGCCGCCGCACTGGCCGCGTGCGCAAGGTGGCACCGCTCTATAATAGAACCAGTTACCGCAACGCCTTAGCCCGAGCCGTGAGGCGGATAACTGGCTCGGACGAGGAAGCGTTTTTGAAACTCTTCTTTCGTCCGAACCAGCTTCGCCACAAGCGAGCCACCGAGATGCGATCCAAGGTGGGCATTGAAGATGCCCGAGCCTCGATGGGGCATTCCGACATATCGGCTACCCTGATTTACGCGGAGGCCGATCTAAAGAAGGCAAAGGAGATCGCCCGCAAACACGGATAGCGATAGGCCGCACAACCGCCGAATAGGGAGTGCGACGACAGCCAGAATTGTAAATGTCCGCCAGATGATTGGCGTGAGGTTCTTCAAGGCCCACGCCTAGCGATTCGACGACCCGCGACTCCGTCTCCACAAGCACGCAAAACAACCGATCAAACCCAAGCAACGAACAAATGTCACCATCCCCGTGTTGCCGCGCCTCAACACCCGCCCCTACTTCGACGCTCATTGAAAACCAGCCTTTCGCGCACCTTGCGCCCAGAATTGTGAGCCATCATGACCCAGACTGTCCCCCGCGCCAGAGGGAATCAATCACTAGTCGAAGTGTGCATTTTTCGCGTGCGATTACAACCCACCCCGTCAGGTGGAAATCATCACTTTTATCGTGCACAATCGCACACCGCACAGGCCCACAGCGACAGCCATTAACGACGACCGCCACGCCGGGTTCAGGGGCAGACAGTGCCCTTTCGGTGACCGGGTGATAGTGTAAGTTTGTCCATGTTAGATTGCAACTTAAAAATGGGAACCAGCGGCTAGCGGATACAATGCCGTAATCGGGAACACGCATAGCCTTAGTCTTTGGAGTAAAGCACATGACATGCCGAAAGGAATCGCCAGTCACGGCCACGATCAAGAAAATTGCCGGATTCTTCGATGTGGCTCCAGAGAGTCTTGCAAAAGCTCTGAACGAACCGCACGCGTTTAAGCCTGAGAAGCCAGAGCCAACCGCAGAGGGCCGAAAGCGTTACTCGCCAACCGGCACATATGACGACGGCTGCGGTGTTTATTCTTGCACCTGCAAACCAGACTGCGAGGATCCGTGCGAGGGGCGGTGTGGGTGCGAAGCCTGCGATGCCGCATATCAGGACTGGCTTTCGATACAGTGACTTGATCTTGTTCAGGTTCTTTGCAACTAGAATATGGGAGCCAGGCATGATCTCTACGCTATTGCTGGTGGCTGCTCTGGGGGCTGGGCCGATGACGCTCGAACGGGCCGAAGCCTATCAGGTCGCCTGCAAATCGGCAGCCGTGCGTGAGAAGGCCGAAGCCGCCAAAGAATTGAAGGCCGCTCGCATGGACCTGGCTAAAGCCCGTCGCTATGGCGGTGACGCATACAGCCAGTCCGAGCGGGTGGCCGCCGCGACGAAGCGTGTTAAGGCCGCAGCAAAATCAACGGCAGCCACGCCCATCCTCGAATCAACGCCAGCCAAGGGGAGCATCGGTGCGTTGATGACGAGCGAATCTCGCGTCTATCGAATAGTTCGCCATTCCGGCAATCGCCTGGAACTCGCACCCGAAATGGCCTTGAACAGCACGGTAGTGATTCGCGGTGTGGGAGAAGTTGACGGAGGATACCGTGCCATCCCTGACGGTATTCAGTTCATCATCAAATCGCCTGCTGTGGCAACGGTTCGTGAAGATGCCCAAGAGTATCGCCCAGCTGAAGTCTATGAGGTGACTGGATTTGAAGGTGGCAAGCCCGTACTAGAGCCATTCGACGTGCAAGCCGCCAAAGACATACTGGCAAAGCAGAAGCCATGAACCGCCGGCCGCTATTCTTCACCGCCCGCAATATCGGCAGCTTGGTCTATTGGGTTCTGTTCGCTATTGGTTACTGTGTCTGGTGGGTGGTTAAGGCACTTTAGCCAGTCCGACAATGCCATCGCTTCCGCCAACCATGCCGGTAAAGTCTGCAATCTTCGTAAGCACTGGAGATGCCGCGTCTATGTCGTTGCAAACGAATAACGCCGTCCCAACAGCATAGGCTTTCACGACGCCGCTGGGCTGCTTGACCATCTCCATATCAAACGGGACGTGACCTGTAGATGATCGCGTGAGCGCCCGCCCAGTCGATGCAATTCCCGTCGAAGTGCTTAGCAACGATATATAGTAATTCGACGACGCGAGGTCTTGTCGCCAACAGTACATCAATTCATTGATGGGGTGAAAGGCTGCGCCATACGCAAAAGACGACACGATCAATGGGGAAGAATTGTCGTAGTTCGCTCCGAACTTTGTAGCAGTCCCAGTTGATACGTCGATCGTCATCAGGCTCGCGTTGGTGTGCGAACTGCCAGAGTCGGAGCCGCCGTAGAGCGTGTTACCTGCCGGATTGAAAGTCGCATAGCCTCCGTAGACGCCTTCCTCAACGTCATGCGCTGCAACGCCGGTGTAGTGGGTCGTTGCCTTGAGTTGTCCGATTCTAGTGGCCGCTCCGCTGGTACGGCTGATCTCGTACAAGTACGAAGTCGACCCCTCAGACAATGCTTGCCCAAATGAGTAGAGCTTCCTTGTCGACTTATTATAGGCTAGCGGGCCGATGCCGCCCTGTAGAGAAGGATGGCTCGTAATCCCGGTGAACCGTGGGCGCGACAAGGCACCCGTCTTCATGTTCAAGTTATAGAGGTAGCCCGACGTTCCCAGGGCCAACCAAGTTCCGTGGCAGCACGGTTGAATGCACACGGATTACTCCTCGCACTCGAAATGCCCGACGAACGTGCTGGCCTGTGCCGGGGTGTTGATTCTCAAGCCCATTCGCTCGCCGCCCTTGACGTACATATCGCGGCCGGGCGGGAACACGATATCGCGCGCACCCTGGGGATGGACCGCGAACTTCTGCTTGACGATTGAACCGCCAGCGTCGGTTGGTTCGGTTGACGAGAAGCCAGTGCGGGCCGTGGTCTGAATCGTTTCAGCATCACTCGCGTTTTGCTTGACTGGAGTTTCGGAACTTGACGTGCCAGCCGAAGTCTGCGGCAGCATCTCAAACGTACAAGGAGCGTCGGTATTCAGTACGCCCTTGCCTGTGATTACGATACGCTCGATGCGCACCCTCTGATTCGTGGGGGCGATGATTTGAGCTACTGTGATCGTGCTCGTGGAGGTCGTGACAGTGAACGGAACAATGAAGCGAACGCCAGCCATGATTACACCTCTCCAAAGTAGACGTTAGAAACGATATCGGGCTGGCCTCCGTAGCCGTAGCTGCCCAAGTTGATTGATTGACTTCCTTCACCGCCGACTCCGACTTGCACTGTGTCGTCGGGGCATGCCACCCAGATAGCGCGGTAGATTTGCCCGTTCGGCGAATAGCGAAACTGGCAGGCGGCGTTATGCTCGCCCTCGAAGACGTATGTTCCAGTTTTCGGGTCGTATGGATTCCAGACAAACACAAGCGTGTTTGCCGAAAGATTGCCGTCGTCGTCGTGGATGACGTTGGCTAAGAATCCATAGGATGTCTTTGCGAAGTTGGCGGCCACACCGCCTTCGATGATTCCATAGCTCTGCGATGAGCCGCCAGTTTTGAACAGGTAATAAAGTCCGTCGTCTGGGTTCTTATAGACGTGCGCGTAATCCTCCGCGTTCATCGTCGTGTCGGACCAGTTGGTAGCCGACACGGTGCCGCTGGGGATGGTCACGCTAATCGAAGCAAGGGACGCAACACCAGGAACTGGAATCGTAATGTTGTAGATTTCCGCAGCCGTTCCCGCTTGCGTCTTAATAAGCTGATAGGTCGCATCCCCTTTATCTTTATAGACCGTTACCTTATCGCCGCTCGAAAGCGCCGCGCCATTCACTTCGTTGTGCGCTGTGACTGAGCCGGCTACTGGGGATGTAACGGAAACCGTGCCGCCGTCAGAAACGCCAGAGCCTAGTGTCGTGCGAAAGATCTCGGCATCGCTGGCAGCGTCTTCAAGGTTGACGATTTCCCAACCGTTATTGATTCTCTGCAACACCGCCCAGTCGTTATTGACGCGAGCCCCTGTCCGATTCCTTGCCGATGGAACCGTGGTGAACCCTGCGTCGGATTCTGAGCCCATCGTCCCGGCATAAATCTTGTAGGCCGTGGTGGAGGTGTTATTGCTGACGCTGCCGGTGAAGCGAATCAGGGCTGTGGTGATTTGGTTGAACGAACCGAACAGCCGCTTTGATTCTGAATTAGTCGTGCCATCCGCAATCGTGGTTGCCGGGTAGCCTTTAGATAGCGTCCACTGGCCAGGCTTCGGGCCGTATCCACCGCCAATCGTCACTGTGCCAGATTCGAACGCCTGCTCGCATGGCCCCTCTAGGCATAAGAAGCCGCTTTCGCCAGCGGCCACTTGCAGCGAACTGTTAATCGCGTATCTGCCGAACGTGGTATCCGGCTTGACGGCATGATAGACCCTGGAGATTACCGCGCCGCCTGTGGCATCTTGCAGCGAATCAAACGTGCTGTTTGATAGCCTGACGACGGCATTGGCCGGGATGGTTTCGCTGGAGTCATTTACAAATGGCTGCCAGTTGACGGGGCCGGAATCCCTTGGATACGGCCGGTCGTCTCGCTGCCTATGGCTCTTTCCGAGAACCTGCGCCACCACCTTCGCCAAGCGGCGGATTGTTTGCTCATTCAGCAGGTAGCCTTCTTCATCAGCCATAGCTTAGGCGTACTTCTCAGCGAACTTGAGCTTGGCAGCGAACCCACGGGCATTGGTGCTCGTGCCGGTTAGCGTGCAGGTAAAGGCCCACACGTCTCCGCTAGCCATCGTGGTATTCGAGATGGTGGCTGTTTGAGGCACCAACAGCACGGAGGCGTTATCGAACGCCAGCGGAGTCGAGAGCACCGATGCGAACGTGCTGCCGGCCGTCGAACGATACAGGTTCAGCTTGACCGTGTTCGCGGTCGACGATGGGATGGTGCCGGTGATGACGCCTTGTACACCCACGATGGTTCCAGCCGCTCCGCTGATGTGAATCACCTGATAAGTGGACGCCGCTGGTTCAACGGTTGGTGCCGCGAACTGATAGGTTGCCGCCGCATGGCAAATCAGTTTGCTGGCCGCGATGTTCGCGGAGCCCGACACGTCGTCATCAGAGATTGCAGCACTCGGGAAGTCCGGGGCCTGTGCGAATGAGACGGAATCATTGAAGATAACCGAATTAGAAAAGATGGTTGGCGTCGACATGATGGCTCCTAGAAGGGGAACATGGCGCTAAAGTTGCGCTCTTTGTAGTGGCGATAGCGGAGGTAAACGACGTTTCCAGCGGCACTCGATTTTTCGTCGTAGAACGCCGCATCGCTTGAGACGATAGCTCCGCGGGGCACTGGCCTGTCATCTTTCACGTATAGCGTCATTGGTTCTGTGCCTTGCGGAAGCGGGACGTATACCGGATCGGCTCCAGCGGCCGCACTGTTGTACCTAGTCGCCTGATTCAAGATTCGCAAATCCCACGTCAGCCAGTTAATGTGGAACTCGTACCGCACCGAATAGAACTCCAGACCGTTGCGGTTCTGAATCTCGCCCGGTGTGATGCTCTTCACCTTGACGGTACGGGGTGCGCAGCCTTTCCAGGCGTATTGATTCACCGAGTCCGATAAGTCGACGATGCCCGGTAGGTTGATATAGGCTTCGTTTCTCTGCACGATGTAGACCGGGCGCGACTGGTCGACTTCGGGGGGCGGTGTAAAAACCTGATCCACCGAGTTGATGATGCGTTGCCCGAACGAAGTCTGCCGGGCAATCTCGCTGAACTGGTCGAACCCGCACGAATACTTGACTTGATCCGTCAGCGGGTTGCTGCCAACTTCCGCACTGATGGCGTCCGACCGATATTCGCAAGTAACGATCCAGCTCTTGTGCCCTTCCCCTTCTTCACGCGGCTTCTTGGAAACTAAGAGGGCGTAGGGGTCTGAGTCGTTGCCGCTGGAGTAGGGGTCGAACAGTGCCGGCAACCCAGAATAGTTGACGACAACGGCCGGCCCATCTAATGGGTCGTTCGTCTGCACGCGCCACAATTGGGTCCAAACGCGGATGTTTTTCGCGTCGTAGGAACCATCGCGGTTCACGCCAATCAGTCTACAGTCAATAACGGCCATTCGTGAGCATCTTTCCCCCGTGCTCCGAAATGTGCTGGTCTTAGAAGTTTGCTAGGCGGAACTTTCTTTCTGCGGCTCTAGTGGCTGCGCGTTGTTCGACTAGTTGTTGTTGCGAAAGGTTGTTGGCGGTTTGCGCTAGTGGAATCAGCGGGTTGGTACTGCCGCTATTGTTCTCAGCTACAAAGGCTTGGGCGGTTCCGAATAGCAGGGCTCCGACGTTGCCGCCGCGATCTAGGGCACCGGCTGGAGTGCCGTTGACATTGGGCAGGCCAGCGGCAATGGCAGCCGCTAGCGCCGGGGCCTTGGCTAAGGCGTCTCGAATCAAGGCGTCGATACCGGGGCCAAACTTGTCTTTGATTTGGGATAGGATGGTTTCCAGCTTGCTCATGTCGACGCCTGCCGGCGATAGTCTTGGTAGACCGCCAAATCCCGGCAGTCCCTTCAGCGTTGGTGCGGTAAATCCAGGAACAGGAAACGCCTGCGAAATTTCCTTCGGTGTCAAGGCGTAGGCATTTCTCAGAGTCCCAGGTATCTGGCGGGCTAAGTCGATGAACGCTTGATATCCTGGCGGCAATGCGCTTCCAAGGCCGGGAACTGAATCTATCAGTGCAACGAGATCCTCAACGATGAGTATCATCGGCTCAGTGATGAAATTAATCAGGTCGTTGCCAAGCTTCGCAGCAAACCTATTGGCGTAAGCGCCGATTGCATCAAACGCATATTTGAACCCGGACATCAGAACTGCACCAATGTTCTGGCCGATAGTCTCGAATGTCGCCACCAAGTGCGTGCCGATGGCCGTAGCCGATGCGGCCATGAACGCCGTCAGTGCCGACCAGTTCGTTTGCAAGAAATCCAGTGCTACGCCGGCCGACGCGACGACTACTTGAAAGAGCATCGGCACGTTTTCTACAGCAAGCTTCAAGGCTCCTATACCAACTAGGATGGCCGCTTGTACGATTTCTATTGCACCGGAAACGGACTTCACCGCTCCAGGAATCGTTATCCCGAAGTATGCCGCGATTTGCTGGCCCATCGACAACAGCCACGAACCCAAAGCGGCTATTCCAGTCCGCAAGGCCCGGATGGTTGATTCAATTAAGGCCGAAGCCGCCACGATAATCGGTGCCAGGAAGTTCAACGCAGCGGACCACGCGGTGTTCCATGCCGCCCGAATGCGGTCGAACACCTTTGACCAATCCAGGCCGCTGAAGAATGATTGCACGCGACCGATAAACCCGAAGACTGTTGGCAGCAACGGCTGCAATGCCTTTACGATGTTGGAACCAAGCTGGCGCAGGAAACCGCCAGACGCCGCAGTGAATGCCGTGACCTGCCGAATTAGCGGCGTAATGGTGTCGGCAATCACCTTGATGATTCGTGCCGTCCGCTCTGCCATCGGTGCCAAGAATTCACCAACCGCATTCGACAGATTGCGAACCGCCAATCGCATGACGGCCATCGTCTGCGAGAACCGGCCAGCGCCCGGCAGATTGCTACCAGCAAAGTCCGCTAGTGCTTTCTTAGCCGCAAACGCCGCTAGAATGGTTCCTGCAATCGGGGTAACAATCGTGCGGATGGCTCGGCCGATGGTTGTGGATACCGTGGCCGACTGACGCTCCAGCACAGCTAGCGCACGCTGCGAAGCGCGAACCGCGTCCGTGATGCCCGCGGCATTACCCACGAACTCCAGGTCGAGCGTTGCTTGCGTGCTGCTGCCTGCCATTTAACCTAGCCCCTGAACAAACGCCGACAACAATACGTCACCCGCCGCCGCGCAAATCGCATCTCCTATCTGGGCTCCGAACTCATCGAACACCGGCCGCATGAAAGGTTGTGCCGCCATGTTCTTGGTGCCGTACTCAACAAAGAAGGCGTAATGCACGTTCGTCGTGATGAAGCAATAAGGGTTCTTAACCGACAACGCCCCAACTCTTCCCGGTGCGTGTCGCTTGGTCTTGTCCGTTTCCGTGATGTACAAGCTGTCTCTGAGGTGGCCCGTGTCGACCGGGCATTGCTCCTTAACACGTTCGAGCATTTGCCGGGCACCGTCTAACGCCAAGGCGTCAATCTGGCCGATGCTCTCGACCATCTTTTCCAGACCGAGGTTGATGTCCTTAAAGGTTCGCTTTCGGCCCATTCGGTAGTCCGCCCATTGCCATCATCAAAATCTGTTCCATCTCTTCGGCCGTCTGTCGGTGGGGAACTGGCATCAGCTCTTGCCACTTAAACTGACCGCCACCTTGTTTTCCTCCGAACGTGTTCTTGATGTCCGACCTGAGTGCAGCCGTTTGGCGCCATGGTTCGCCAAACGGTTCAAGCAGGTAGAACGCCTGTTGCTTCCGTAGTTCGACGCAGCTAATACGCCGCATCATTTCCTCTTGCAGCATCCCTAGGTCGTGGGCGAGTCGGAAGCTGAATCGCTCGGTGGGATGCTGTTCGAGTTTTTTGCTAATTCCTCAATCGACTTATCGAGCCCGTTGAGCTTCGTAGCCGCTTCGTGCAGTCGCTTCAAAGCCCGGAAAGACTTCTTCCCGAGTGCGTCAATCTGCGAATCATTGAACAGCCTACGGCCTTCGTTGTCGCACATGCACCGCGCCAGCAATTTGGCGTAGTGGTTGGCAATGTCCGCCTCTTGCGAAGTCCCTTTGATCTTGACCATCGACCGTTCATAAGCGGCTTGCTCGTCGCCGCTCATGACTTTGATACGCACTTGGGCATCCTTGCCCCATTCCGGCACGTCGACTAGTTCGGTAACTAAGTCTGGTGCCTCTAGGATTTGCTTGAACGATAACTCTGGCATGTCCCCGTGAACTCCTATTAAACGGTAGTCGGATAAGTAATCGCGCGGGTGGGCTGAATGGCACCGTCAGCCATCCAGGTTCCTTCCACGTCGCCGCCCTTCAGCGTCCATTCGCTGACGTTGCCAAAGAACCGGAAAAAACGAGTGGTGGTCGGCATTACGACCTTGAACTCGTCTCCTCCGACGACAGTGGAAGGGGTCGTCATCCGTGATTGAATGAGCGTGGCCCCGGAGTCTTGCACGTCATAGATCACAGTAAACTTGAATTCTTGCGGGTCACCAATGGTTGCTTCGTATTCTTTGGTTGCGCTCAACAGGTGGGTTACGTCGCGCTTGCCGACTTTCATGCCGGGCGCATCGAGCGTTTGAATCTGGCCGATTTGCACGAACGCCGAAGTGGCACCCGTCATGTAGAGGGTCGCACCCTTAACACCTTGGTTAGCCATGAATCAATCTCCTTTAAGCGGTAGTGGGATAAGTAATGGCGCGTGTCGGTTGAATAGCACCATCCGCCATCCATGTCCCTTCAACGTCTCCGCCCTTTGGTGTCCATTCGCTGATGTTTCCCTGGAACTGAAAGTATCGCGTCGTGGTCGGCATGATGACCTTGAATGTGTCGCCGCCGATGACGGTTGAGGGCGTGGTGACTCGCTGTTGGCAGAGCGTGGCCCCGGCATCAAGTACGTCGTAAATCACGGTGAACTTGAATTCCTGTGGGTCGCCAATCGTGGCTTCGTATTCTTTGGTGGCACTGAGTAAATGCGTCACGTCGCGCTTGCCGACCTTCATGCCAGGTGCGTCGAGCGTTTGAATTTGCCCGACTGCAACCGCACCGATATACAGAGTCGCGCCTTTAACACCTTGGTTAGCCATCCATAATCCCCTTTAAGCAAAGGTCGGCACCGCCATGTCGTGGCGCAGCCAATAGTCCGTGGAATTTCGGTACAGTCCCGTGTCCGAGTTATCCTGCGGAGGTTCGTAGAGGTCTTGAGAGTTTTTCAAGACAACCGACGTAACCGAAGCCGTCCCCATTGCTCCCGAGTAGCCTTGCAACTGGTTGCGAATCGCTTCGGACAGTGCGTCCGTTTCCGTTTCCGTTTCCGAGTACACGTCTAATTGAATGCGAGTGCCAGCGTAGCCCGCCCCGCCTGCTAAGTGGTGGGCCGCATCCTGGCTAATGATGCGATAGACGATCACCGGAAACACTGAGTTCTTCTGCGGTATCTTGCGCGGGAACATCCGCGTACCAACCAGCGACGTAATCGCCGATTTGCTGAGCAGATATTTTCTGAGGTTGGTGCTGATTGACATTAGGCCACCAGTGAGACCGCAAAGATCATGTCGTTGCCGTTGAACAGTGCCGCGCCCGCGATGTTGTAGCGATACGTTGTGCCGCGAAATATCTCGGTGAAGTAGTCAGTGGCTTCAATGTCTGGCGTGTAGGGGATCGTCACGATGTACTTGGCGTTCACGTTGACGTGATAGCCGCCCCACTCTTCCGTCTGGCCCTTCACGGCCACGGCATTCGGAGCGGGAATCGCCGCTTTCAATTCTCCCCACACGTTGCAAACCTTTACCGAAGTTTCGACCATCTGTCCGGTGTCGGCCGTGGAACTTGGAATCGTTGACGCATCGCGCCAGACCGTGAGGTAGGTTGATCGCTTGCCGGCAGGTAGGCTCATTTGGCAACCTCCGCATAACTAAGCGGTGGCACCTTGTGGCAGACGTAGATGATGTGCCGCGCATCTTGCGTGCGACCTGCAATCAGCGGCTCAAAACCCGTCAAGGCGAGCAACAGTTCAGCGGTCTTAGCCGTGAAGTACAGCGGATGGTCAATCTTGATGGCAGTTTCCAAACCAAACGCATTGGCCGTTACCGTGTAGTCAACGAAGTCAATCAGGAAGATGCCGTGTGGTGATAACCACTTGTGCACCTTGTTCAAAGCGGCCACGGGGTCTAGCAGGTGGTCAACCGTTTGAATCATGGAAATCAGGTCGAACTGACGATCCGTGTCAAAGTCCTCGACCAGCCCCGGAATGACTTCAAATTCCCGGTCAGTCGCTTTGGCCAGTTCGTCGGGCGCTGGATCGAGTACAGCCACGCGGTATCCCCAGCGCTTGCGTAGTTCATCCGCAAACACGCCAGTTGACCCGCCGATGTCCAGGGCTGTTTTCCGGTATGGCTTCGCCGCCAACGACGCGCACGCATCCGCCATGCCTTGCGCATATAGCACCTGATGCTCTTGGAGTTGGTCGAGTGTGGTTTCATAGCCAGAGAAGGCGTTGACGAGTGGGCGATACCAGTGGGCGTACAGGTCCGCGTAGCCTTCACGCGTGAGGCGGTTGAAGAGGTACACGAACCCGCATTGCATGCAGTTGTCGGTCGATACCTTAAACCCGTAGCGATCTAACTTGGATACGGTCAAGGCGCGTTCGTGTCCGCACAGTGGGCAAGCACAGACGTGCTCTTTCGGCTGTGCGTCGAAGTCGTAGCCGACAGCCGCCACCCGCTCGCGCACTGTTGATTCGATAACCGTGCTCATTAGTAGGCGTCCGGGCTCGGTGTCTGATAGGAATTGAAGCTGACGCCATCCAAGAGCGATTGCACTACTTTGGGAACCGACACGTCGTCGTCTCGATTCTGGTAGAGGTATTGCGCGTGAATCTTGATGGCCCGCTTGATGGTTTTGGGGACCGCTTCGACTGAGATGGTCGCATCGGTGCTAGCCGCTGGTCCGCCGTAGCCTTGCACACAAGTCAGCGTGATCGCATCCGGCCGCACTTGGGCAATCGGCCAACTCTGGCCATAGGGAGGCGACACGCGGCCCACTGGCCCCGTGGAAACGATGTATTGCGTACTCGTCATCACTACCGTCGAACCGCTGGTCGTCACGTACTTCAGTTCGGTGACGGATTGCAAAGGCCCGTAAGGAACTTCGATGGCCTGGAAGGGGTTGTGCTTGCAGGGTCGCGGCCAGCAGTCGTATTTCATTTCCCAGGTTTGGGTGACGAACGATTGACCGAGGTAGCGTTCGGCGGCGTCTCGGGCGTCTTCGATGTGGCTTTCAATCGCGGTGTCTTCGTAGTTGTGCAGAATGCGCGCGTGGTCTTTCTGTTCGGCCAGCGTGACGGGTTCCAGCGTGGGTGCGACGGTGCGTGAATAGCTGCTCACGATTGCACCCTCCGTTGCCAGTAATCGTTATCTTCAAGAGCACCCTCGAACTTGGCGACCGTCAATTCCCATTGTTGCAATTGAGCTTTGAGGTTAGCGACGTTCTGCTGAGCTTCCCGCTGCCGCTGCTGCAATTCTTTCTTGCGGGCCTTGCTCTTGCGGAACAAGTTCCCTTCGTCGTCCTGGTAGGCGTAGATGCGAGCACACTTCAGCAGGTCGCACTCCTCGGGAACGAAGACTTCTATTCCCATTCCTTTGGCGATGCCAAGGTGATATTCGCAGCTTGGGCGCTGATGCTGGTATTCGCCGTTTCCGTCGTGCATCGCAAGGTCGGCTTGCGCCATGTCGACGCCCCACAGTCCGATATGCGTGGCACCTTCGATGATGGCCACTGCGATCATCTCGGATATCGAATTCGTGAGGTATTTCCCAAACCGCTTGAAAGTCTCTTCCCACGGGAATGGAATTCCATGCGGGGCAAGTGGATTGGCCGCCCGGATGTACAGCGGCTTGCCGTGGTCTTTGGCTAGCCATTCCTTGTACTCTGGCCCCCAACGTTTAACGCCTTCATCCAGGTCGTGCAGCTCGAACCAGCGATCCCATCGCTTGATGAGGTTGAGCGAAGCGGCATTCGAGAGCGACCAGATTTCCCATTCGGGGTCGTCGAAGGGAGCCAGGTTCATCGAGGAGGGGGCGCGGCCGACAATGGCGATTTTCTTGATGGCCTTGGGGTGAACGTCGTGGTTCCCACAATGCCGAAGGTCCAGCCCCTCTGGGCCGACGATATTTCCGTATCCGTCCCGCGTCGGACGTGTTCCATTAAGCGTCACGATTCAAAACCTCCCTGATGTTAGATATAAAGCTCGGGGCCGAAGCTATAGACTCCGACCCCGAGCCGGAACACGGGGACTAGCTGAGCCCGACCGAGTTGACGTTCGACGTTACGTGCCAATTGGCAGTAGACGTGGAGATGAGCGTCAACGATTGGATCGAACTCGTGAAGGTGATCGTCGTCAAAGCGGCAGTGGTTCCACCCGTGATGGTGGCCCCAGTCGCAGTGATGACCTTGGTGACAGTGGTGGCACCATGCACCGAATTGGCAAGCGTCACTTTCAAGCCGGCGCGACTTGGAGCAGCCAGGGTATGGATACCGTTGGCCGTCGAAGTCATAACGACGATGCCGTGATTGTTGAACACGGTGGCAACGGTGGTTGCCAGTACCGTGACGGGCTCGGCAAACTGCCCACCCGATTCAATCAACAGCGAGCCGCCGCTTTCGATACTGATTGACTTTCCAGTCGGGGCGTACAGGTTTCCATCCTGTCGGATGTTCACCACGCCCTGACCGTATGTTGCGTCTGCGGTCATAGGTCAAAGCTCCTGCTCTTAGGCGGTGGTGGGATTGACGATTTGGTAGTAGCCCGTGCCAGCAACCGTGCTCGGAGCATCGGTGGTCAGCGGAACCGGGTTCAACTTCGAGTCATAGGGGTAACCCATGATCGTGACGTTGGTCGCAGCCAAGCCGGTGTGCTTGACGCCAACGTACTGATGGGGAACATTCTTGAGGTCCATCACCAGCACCTTGTTAGGGGCCGTGGTGGCAAGCGTGACGAGAGTAGCCGTCGAACCCGGAACGGCACAGTAGCCGCCCAAAGCCGAAGTGGTGGCCCCGCCCTGCGCTGTCATGGTGAAGCCGGTCAGCGTGGTGGCATTGACCGTGGCAACAATCAACAGGCTATCGGCCTGATAGGTTGCCAGGTTGACCGAAGCCGCGCTGGTTTGCGTGTAGCTGGTTCCAGCGACGACGTTCGCCATGAGAACCGGCGTGGTCTGTTCAGAAAGGTAAGGCATGTCTACCGTCTCCTGTGACGTGGTTTGAATTTAAGAGCGGCGGTTTCGGTTGGTCCTACTTCCGCCGTTTCGATTTCGGTTTCTTGATAACGCTCGGCCTGGCCGGCTTTGATGAGTCGTTCGGCTTCGTCGTGTGGCATGTCCACCACGTCGCCGTCCCACAAATCAATCCCGACACCAACCATCCCCGTGAGCATCCTGATTTTCATGACTCATCCTTAGTGGAGGAGAACCTTGACCGGGTGAGTACCCGCATCGAGCAAGTTGCCGTCGCCGCGAGCGAAGGCGACGAAGCCTTGCTGGTCGGTGTCGGCATACCGCTCTTCGAGACGGCGCAGGCGGATTTCGCCAACGTCGCGGATCTTGTATTTCGAGGCTTGCCCGAAGAGCAGAGTCTTCTTGGTGATGGCAAACGTCGAATCCATATCCTGGTTGTTGACAACCACGTTGCCGTCCAAGGTGTCGGGCACGCCAACTTGCGTACCGTTCGACCAGAGGTAACGGCCGTTACCGTCCTTCAGCTTGCGGATGGCAGCCAGAACGCTGTCGTGGCACATGAAGATTCCGCCATTGCGATAGGCCGGGTCCACAGCGTGCTTGAGGTTGATAACGTCGTCGAAGGTGATCGACGTAGCCGCCGCAGCCGCATACGTGGTCGCCGCGGTGACGATACCGTTCGGTTGGCCGGACGAGGTGCCCGTGGTGAAGTGCTGATTCTGAATGCGACCCAAACGTTCGCCTAGCATCGAGCCCAGCGTGCTGTTCAAATCGAACGCCGAATCTTCCAGCAATTCGTAGGGAACAAGAACCATCGCACTGGACCACTTGTAGGCCCGGAAGATGACCTGGCCGAACGTCGGGTCGGTGGTGGTGTTCTGCGCGGTGTTTTCCCCGATGAGAACGCCCTTATTGGACGTGTCGTTCGAGGTCGGCCACGGCATATCATTGCCGTCCGTGGTCCGCATCACGTCCGCCACCTGTCGCACGCCGCCGAATTGCAGCATGGCCAGTTCGAGGTTATCGACGAACCCGGTCGGGTTGAGGAAGTTTCCACGGACACCGCCCTGGGTCGAGAGCGAACGGAACTCGCGGCGGATGTTGGCGTAGGAATCACGGCGAAGCGGGATGCCCAACTCTTTCTTATGGGGGCGAATCCCGGTCAGCTCGCAAGCCCGCTGATGCTCTGGCTTAAGCTCCAGGTCCATTTGGGCACGCATCCACGCTTGAATAGCGAGGGCGCGGTGCTCTTCGCTGCTGCCTTCGTTCTTGCGGGCTTCGGCTTCCTGATGCTTGCGACCGTCGAAGTTTTCGCGGCCTGGGATTTCCTGGCGACGTTCGCCGAGCGATTCAATCGGAGCGGCTTGCTCCATGATGATTTGCTCGGCACGCTCGGCCATGCTGATACGCTTGGTGAGCAAGTCGTAATCGCGGTTCATCTTGCCCCAGTTGACCTCTTCTTCCGAAGAGAAGGAGCGTTGTTCTGCTTGAACCTTGTCGTTCAGTTCACGGATTTGGTGAGCCAGTGGCGCACGCTCTTCGCGGAGCTGCTTGGCGGTAATGAGATCGGCCATCGTTCTGAGAGTCCTTCGGGGCTATGCCGCCGAGGGGACGATTGCCGCGCTGCTTAAATAGATCGCGGCGGATAACCCACCGGCGACGTGGCTTTGTGTAAGTACAAAACACGTTCACCAGCAAGCTGTCCGCCGACTTGGCAGCGTTCAGGCTTAGCTCTACGCAAGGTTTCTTGGCGTGACTTGGCGCGCCTTGAACCCGAGCGGTAATTAAGTTGTTAATGACACTCTACGAAATAAGGTCGCGTCTGTTCAATGGTTTTGTATCAAACTAGCGCCCGAGTATTTTCGGACGGTGTTGACCGATAGGCCAAGTTCTTTGGCGATTGCGCGTAGCGTGTCGCCGGCCGCTCGCCGTTCCTTGACTTCGAGGCGTGTTGAAATTGGAACCATTGTTCCCCTACGTGCCATCTGCTCCCCTCCTAGGTTCCGTCGATGTCGCCGTTCCACATGGCGTCGACAATCATCCGCTCTGTCTCAAGTTCTTCCCGTCGTTTCATCTCTTCCAAGAAAAGCTCGAACTCCGGGTCGTGCTCTGACTTTTGCGATTCAGGTGCCATCTTGCGTTACTCCCTGCGATTCCCTGAACAGCCGCAGTGCGATAATCAGATAACTAGCCCCGTCTAACATCGAATCTTCGGCCGACTCGTTAGCCAGCGTTCCCTTGACGCAGAATGCCTTTAATCGGGTTAGCTTCTCATTGGCTCGCATCAAGGCGCAGCGCCACGGCTCCACGCCCATATCGGCCGCTGCTCGCATGTTGGCGTAAGGGTCTGCGGACGTGCCGTAGTCGGCCCCCTTCTTCGCGTGCATGGCGTGCAATTCCTCTAGGATGTCGAGGAATCCGCGGTCGCCTTTAGAGCAATCCATCTAGATAGTCCTGATGCAAGGCCGTGATTGAGTGATAAACCGGGATGTCAATCCCGCCCGCTAGTTCCGTTTCAATGTCGGCCCCGCTTGAATCGCCTGGCAGCCGTAGAACCACGTCGCAGACTTTGACCCACTCCAGGCACCATTCAAGCCACTCGTGGTATTCGTGTTCGTGCTGGCCGTGCCAGAAGTGCGACAGGTGGGGGATGAATGCGACATAGCCGCATGAGCTTTTCGCCGGCTGCAATAGCCGCTTCGGTGTTGGCGTCTGGGTCGCCAGAGTACGGCCCCGCCACGTAGCATTTGACGCCGTTTAACATCGCTTCTTCCTCCGTGGCCGATACTTCTCTTCGGCTGATTCGTCGCAGTAGATTTCATCCACGCTCACCGGCAATGGTCGGTCGCGGTCGAAAACAACCAGCGTTTGACTCGGCTCCGAAAACTCCGCTTTGATCGACAAGGCGTAGGCGTTGTAGCCAATCAGGCAATTGCAGGCACACCAGCGGCGATGCTTCAGATGCTGATGCCAGTGCCCGAACATTTCATAGTCCGCCTTCTCGCTCTTGTTCCATTCGTTAATCGCCTTGTTGACTGGAATCGTGAGCCCGCCGACTCCGCCCTGATACTTCAGCCAATCGCCGTGGTGGAACCGGACCCGCTTGCCTTGGATCGTTAGCCAGTTGTGGTAGCTTTGCTCCACCTTGAATTGGATGTTCTTCTCACCGCGTGCCGCGTACACGTCGGCCAGCGAGTGATACATGCCCCACTCAAAGCTGTGCTTGGCAGCCGTGGCTATTCTCGGCTTCGCGGTTGTTCGCCCGTGGTTGCCGTAGCTCGTGACTACCGTGATCGAGTCAAAGTCGCCTTCGTTCTGCCAATGGTCAATGAGCCCGATTAATTGGAACTTCGCCCACCGGCACGCCTCGGTCGGACTTAGCGGGCTGTTCTCCGCTAGCTCTTCGTGGATGTGTCCCGTGATAATGTCGCCGCCAATCCACACCACTAGGTCACGGATGTTCGACAGCGACCGGCGCGAGTTAATCAGCCGCAAGGCATTCCGCCCCACGATGGCTAGCCGCTTCTCGGCAATCTCTAGCGAGTATTCGTTCAGCCCGTTAATGGTCAGCGGGTCGACTCGCTCCTCACCGTGCCAGTCATTCAAGGCAATCACTGCCGTCGCTTTGCCGCTAGGCTCACGATGCTTGTAAGGCGGGTGCGCTTGCCCACCGTCACCGCTGATGCCTTGCCTGAAGCCAGCCATTACCTCGGCTTCTAATAGCTCCTTTTCGGCCAGCCTTCGCCGCATCGACTCTTTAGCTAGCTTTGCGTTCAGGAAGGCAACCTGCTTGTCACGCTCGCGTTCAAGCTGACTTATTTCAGTGGCGTGCAATTCTGCCTGTATGTAATTTTTCATCGAGCCACGCTGTCAGGGTGTCTTTGCCGATTAAGATTCCGTTCTTACGGGCCAGCTCATGGATCGTAGACTTGGGGTAAGTGCATTTACCCTCTTGCCTCAGTTGTCGGATGAGCAGCATCTTTTCGCGGGCCTCTGGCGTTGCCTTGTCCAGCCAGCTTTTTTTGGCGGGTGCTAGAGCCTTCAGCTCGGCTAGTACGTCAATCTTTTCCTTCGCCATCAGTGATCCTTTTCCAAATCTGTTTGTGCCGCAGAATGCGAGCGACATCGCTGGCAAACTCGGTCACGAACTCTTCGTCTAGGTGCCAGTTGGCAGCGTGCAGAACCTCATGGATAACCACCTCAAGCAACGCCTCTCCGCGTAGTCCCTGCTCTACTCGTATTTGCTTTTCTGGTGACTCAGGATGCCCGCACGTGCCGCGATTCTTTCCCAAATTGGGAACAAATCGGAACGTCCAGTATTTCCCCAGAATGCGAATACGCACACGCTAGACCCTACAGAATAGGTTCGATGGGTTGATCGTCTGCGTCGGTGTCGTCGAATCCGTCATCATCTGGGATGCCTTGCATCTGCTCTTCCCACAGTCGCCTAAACTCTTCGATGAACTCGTCTAACGACAGGTCGTCTCTGCGGGTGATATACTGAATCCCAGCAAACCATCCGATAGAGAACGGAGTGGCTTCTTTCCATTTGCCAGCGCCGGCTTCAACAAGAATTCGGACGGCCATTCATCACGCCTCCAGTTCAGCGGCCCGCTTGGCATAGCCCGCCAAACGCTCTTTGATTTCTTCAGGCGATAGCGTGGCCACGTCTTCGGCTCGCTCTTCGGAATGCTCCACGGGAACTTGTGAGGCTTTCCAGGCGTCATAGCTGGTGCGAGCTTCCACGATGTCACCGGCCGCACGAACGCCCGTTGTGCTCCCCGTATAAGCCGGGAACACGACTGGGCCAACGTCCAGCAATCGCCCCACCTCTTCGATGGTGCGCACTTCTCCGGTTGGCGTCTTGTCCCAGCGTTCCTTGGCGACCGTGAAGGAAAATGAACTGCCGTTCAAGTTGCCCTTGCGGATGTTGTAGAGCACATCGCGCGAAGCCTGCGTGTCTTCCGCTGGGATGGTGTACCGCAGCCCTTTTGAGAAAACTTCCAGCTTGAGCGTACCGGCCGAACGTCGCCCCAAGAGCTGATTCGGGTCGTGATTAAATAATGCGGCCACGTCTTCACCATCCGACAGCACGCGGTCGAAGGCTTTCGGGTCGATGCGTTCCGTGACCCCTTCCCAAAGTTCGTATTCGGTGCCGCGGCTGCCGTCGTAGAACACTGAGGCATAGCCTGTAATTTTGGAAGGTTCGCCCGCTCGCTCTTCGACTGCGACCGCGTTATCCGTGGCGACAAATCGCCGTTCAACTGTGCTCATGATTGGTCCTCGTTTTGAATCGTGAATAGTTGGCCGACCAGTTTCTCAACCGATGGCCCCGTGAATCGTGTCGCCCATTCGTTGACTGCGCCTTCAAGACCTGAATAGGTGGCCTTATCTGCAAGCTCTCCTAGGTCGCGTGAGGCGATGCCTAGCAGTCGTTCGGCTAGCTTGTCTGGGCTAGCTTGCACGCCGCAGACAGCCCTACAGGCTCGCAAATGCGGGGTGAATTCTTCTACCAGAACCGCGGAATGGTCGTCGCTAATGCCGTCAATCCAATCGACGAATCCGTCGCGCTTCTTGCCGGCTCTAACGGCACTCTTGGCAATACGATCCGCCATGCGTCGGCAGGAATGCGTCAACAGTTCTCGCATCTCGGCACGCGCGGAACTGGTATCCGTAGAGGTGTCGCCATCTTGCGTGTCTTCTTGCGGGCTATCTTGTGGTTGATGTGCCGGTGTTGGCGGTGGGCCATTGCCAGACGGGCCATAGAGCACATCCCCTTCTTCTCCCGGACGGTCGTTCATTCCCTCCGAGCGTCGAGCTTCGTCTACCGTCATCCACGGACCACCAACGGCCAGTGACAGGTATTGACCCTTGGCCGTGATGTCAGCCCGCAGCAATTGCTTGCGGTCGAACAGAATCTCATGGCTATCGTTTTCTTTTTCTTTCTCGGTGAGCACCTTGTCCCAAAGCTCTTGCTCCCAATCGACCAGCCGCCAGTCCAAGCAGTCATCAAGGAAGGACTGGTTCTCTTGTTCGAGCGAGTTGTAGGCCGTGCGGCTGCCGTCGCCGAGCTTGTGGGGTGGAAGTCCGAGAATGTTCGCCGCTTCGATGATGCTGAACTTCTTTTGCTCGATAAGCTGGGCGTCATTCGACGTAGCGGTGAGCACGTTAGCCTTGGCACCGTTGGTGAGAACTCCGGTCTTATGTGCGTTCTCAACCCCCTGATGTATCTTGTTCCAGCCCTTGGCCAGTGCCTCGACCTTGGCCGGGTCTTTCATCGCTTCGGGGACTTCGATGACGATTGCCGGGATGGCGTTGTTGCGGAAGTATCTCCCGCCATATTCGATGGTCGCAATGCCCGCCCCGATGGAATCATTGCCGACTTGCCACAGAGGAAGACCTACCAGCCCATTTCGGCTTAGCGCCTTGATGTGAATGACATCCGTGCGGCTCATGAATTGAGGCGAGCCGTCGGCCTTGTAGGTGACGTAGAACAGTTGGCCATTGAACCGCACCGGGTGCGTCTGCGTCGGGTCGAGCAACACGAACTCGATGATGGCTGCTGAATTATCGCGACGGCAGAACGTGTACCCGTTCCCCTCCATGATGCGATGCGCTTCCATCGTCTTCTTCCAGGTGAGCGCCGACATTTCGGCACTCGGACGATTAAGCAACTTAAAATAGGTGGGGTGCGTCGTGTCTTGTTCGGTTCCGCCTTCGACCTTGCGGAGCCGATGCAAGGGGAGCTTGCCGACCGTGCTCGATAGCAGGTCGATACCGCGGAGAACCGGGTGGAACCCTAGCGCCCGTTCTGCCGTGACACGAACACCAGCCGAACCGCGCGAGTGGTAGTTGAGTCCGTTCCAGCTCGCGTCATAGTCCGGGTCCAGCGGCGTGCTCGGATTCTCCAAAGAGCTGCGCCCGACGAACCAGCGAGCGGTTGAAATGATGGCGTCTTTTACGTTCACTGATTGGCCCCTTGGTTGGCGGTGTGTCCCGTCGTCAGATCAGGAAAAATTCCGCGTCCGTGCTCTGAACTGGCTTAGTAACCCCGCGTCCCACTGCCCCGTTAAATCAAAAAGAACTCAGCGTCGGCAACCGTTTCTTCATTGATTGCGCCACTGAATGCCATGACACCAGCAACGATTCCGTCAACCGTCCTGAAGTCTCCATGCTTCTGTTTGATGGGTCTAATGTTCTGGTTGTAATCAGATTTGACCCGCACATTTCCAGCCTGCCACGTCAGCACCGGGTTGCCGTTGTGATGTAGCCTGTGCTCTACAATGGCGTTCTCGTATGCCACTGTCGCGGCAGTGAAGCCCATTATGCTTTGTGCAAACGGATTTTGTTTCTCTGCCGGCATTCCGTCCTCTTCCCGTAGCCTCTGCATTAGCTGTGCGGCATAAGTCTCGTCATACGACAAGCTCTTGATGTCGAATTTGTCTAGGCAATCTAAAATGGTCCCGCGAACGAATCCATAATCAGTCTCGTTGCCGGAAGTGAGCGTAATAAATCCCCTGTCTGCCCATTCGAGATATCTAACTTGATCCCGCAAATCGTGCGCTCTGTCTTTTGGAAGCCAGTAATATGCAATCTGCTTGAACGTTCCGTCGTCTTCCGGGAACACAAGAACTAGTGCCGTAGTGTCCCGAGTCTTTGCTAAGTCCAATCCCGCCCAGCACGGACGGCCCATTAGGCTCTCGACAGAGAACGCACGCTTGCATTGCTCCCAATCGCCGCCCTTTAACCACGGATTGGAACTCTGCTGCCAGATGTTGAGGCGGTACATCTTGAACCGCAGGAACTCGGTCAACGAAGCGCGGCTTGAGTTGTAGTCCGCCAAGTACTCTTCTTCGCCAACCGTGTGGCCCCATGCTGGGTTGGCCATTTTGCCGTATTTGATTGGGTCCGCGGCTAGGTCAAAATCGCTCAAGTCTTGGGGGGCTTCCCACGACATAAACAGGAAGTTCTCGTCGGTAATGTCTCCACGCTCTACCGACTTTCCGTAGTCATACCGCTTGCGTCCGTAGCTCTCTGGATCATCACCGGCCGTCGACACCTCTATCTGCAATGGCTCGCTGCGAGATATACCGGCCCGAGACACGCGGCCCATAAACGCTTCATCCACAACGTGAACTTCGTCGACGAGAATGCTGCCGTTGAGTCCCTCTTTTGATTTCTGCGACCGAGAATCACCGGACGAAAGCGGCTTTAAGATTGAACGTGTTTCCAGGTGCGTCATCTGCATCTGAGTTCGGTCGATCTTGCACGACTCCGACAACTCATCGGATGACATCACCATTTCGATAGCGTGCTTTCCAGCAATCTCTCGGGCTTGCGAACCATCCTTAGCACAAAAGAAAACTTTTTGCCCTGGTTCTCCGTCGCCAGCCCACAAGTACAGACCCCACGACGCGAGTGTGGGGCTTTTTTTGTTCTTCTTAGGCACGAAGAAACAAGCCTGCCGAAACCGCCTAATCTCCCTCTTCCATCTGGCGGATGACTTGACCCAGCCAAACATTTGCATCGTTGCTTCATAGGCCCAATCGGTGACGGTCAATGGCTGTCCGGCCCATTCCCCCTCATAGAGCCTGCAATAGCGCTCAATCCAATCGACAACGAACTGCCCTCGCGCCTCATCGAAGCGACAGCCATTAGCGGCCGCGCGTTCGTCTGCGACGTTTCGAACCCATCGTTGCGTAGCTGCGTCTATGCTCATCCCGTCCTGTTTCTCGAAATAACCGTGGCCTTCTTCTTGCCGTTGACCTGCTTGCCGTTTCGGGCCGTTGGATTGAGCCAAAACACATCTGCGTACCGCTTGATCTTGTCTAGCAAGGCATTCTTCTGGCCAACGGCAGGGTGTAAGCAGATGTAGCCCTTTTCCGTGTGGAAAAACTCTCCCTCTCTGTCAATCACTTCCTGATATTTAGCCAAATCGTCGTAGCACTTGCAGAATGCGACAAACTCCCAAACGTCCAACTCAGTGAAGTAACCGGCATCCACCATCAACGGTACATGCTTCTCCCACATTCGCTTGCCATCCGGCCCGAGTTCATCAGGTGGATCAGCAAATGCTGTTACCGCTGGTGCGTCAGGCGACAAAGCAGGGTCTCCGTCACGGTCAACGCGATGCGTGCCCTCCAATATCTTCATGGCGATAGGGGCCGCTTTCGGCCCACGTCTTCCCATCCCTAACCCCCCACCCAAAAACTTGCCAAAAAATGTGCGAGAC